GTGGACGCTAACGAAGTAGATAAAAGAACCTTTGCTGATAAGTTGATATCACAGTTTGGCAAAGAGAACATCAAACTAAGCGGTGACAATGTGCATTGGAAGGTGCCTATCAAAGGTGATCCAGCCAACGGGTTTGTGCAAGCAGACTTTATGTTCTCCGCTAACCCCAAGTTTCAACAAGGATCAATGATCAGCGGTGGTGGCGAGTATCGTGGCGAACATCGCCACATTCTATTGAGTTCTATAGCCAGAGCCAAGAACATGAAGTATAGTCCCAAGCACGGGATATTAAATCCACAAACAGATGAACTGCTGCCCAACGGCAACGATTGGAATCAAATTGCCAAAGAATTGCTGGGACAGACTGCTACCATCAAAGACATCCGTTCAGTGGATGCCATCCTTAACTATATTAAAAAACTGCCCAACTATGAAGAATTAGTTGCAGGCGCTAGAGAAACACTGGGCAAGCAGGGCATAGAGTTGCCTAAGGCCAATCAAATAGAAAGCTACCAACCAGGAAGTATAGGTTGGATGCGCCAGCTCATAGAAATAGTAAAATGAGATTCTGGGAACTATTATTAGAAGATCAAGCACCGCCTGCTAAGAAAGTTGGCAGAGAGTTCAACCACCTTGAAGACCTTGTGTTCACAGAAACCAATGGTGCTCAACGTGCTATACAGATACTCAAAGATCTAGCCAAACCAGAAAGCAAGATATCTATCAAGTGGGACGGCAATCCTACCATATACTGGGGACGTGACGATGATGGCACATTCCGCATGGTGGGCAAGAACAACTGGGGTCGTGAAGAAGGTAAAAGCAGTTCTCCAGATGAGTTAAAATCATTTATCATGAGCCGTGGCAAGGGTGAAGATTGGCGTGAAAAGTTTGCCTCAGACATGGCATCACTTTGGCCTGTGTTCGAAGCAGGCACTCCCAAAGACTTCCGTGGCTACGTCTACGGTGACATGCTGTTTCATCCTGGCAAGCCCTACGAAAGTGGCAATGGCAAGATAACATTCACTCCTAATCAGACCACCTATGAAGTCAAGGCAGTCAGCGACATAGGAGTAAAGCTAGGCAAGAGCAAGATCGCGGTGGCTGCACACAAACAGTTCAGCTACTGGGGTGACAAAACAGGTGAGGATCTAGACAGTGTAGACATGCTGAATGGGAATCCTGATCTTGTGGTGTTTGGCCTCACATATATGAGTTATCGACCTGCTGTGAACGCAGACAATCTAGGGCGCATAGAATCCCTGGCTAAAAATCAACAGGCTATTAATAAATTCCTAGCGCCTGTGGCAGGCATGGGATATCTACAAAGCGAGCTGTATACATTTGTAAACACCCAGAGCAAGGCCAAGCAGTTGGATAATCTCAGCTCAGAAGCTTTCATGCAGTTTCTACAAAAGACTCCAGCCAAAGCACAAAAGATCGCAGCACATGTTCAAGCTCACCCGGGCGTCATTGACACCTTGTTTGAGTTAGTGCGAGAAATCATGGCAGCTAAAAATGAAGTCATTGCAGAACTAGATGCTGCCAAAGGTGACATATCTGCACACACAGGTGGCAAGCCCGGCGGTGAAGGCTATGTAGCAGGCGGAAGCAAGTTAGTGCCACGCGATCGCTGGACGCCATTCCGTTCAGAATAGCTGCCAAAATCACTGATTTTTTCAATCCAATATAAATACTTGCATAGGGATCAGGTGATTCCTAATATTGCCGGCCTCTGAGCGAGGTCATTGATCAAGGAGAATTTATCATGGCAGACGTATTATCAAGAGTCGAAACAGTATCTAATACTGGTACAACAATCGCAACATTTGGTGCGAACGCACTAAAGCATGTAATCAACCAAGCTGACGTAGGTCGTGAGCTGATCGTGAAAATTGCATTGACAAACATGACAGACGCAAACGTTACAGCAATTCGTAACGCAATCACACTAGCAGGCGGTTCAGCAGGTGCCCTACCAGCTAACACAGGTGATGCATTCACTGTAGCAGCAATTGGTACAGCAGACGGTTCAGCTTTTGCTAGCGGAACAACAGACGTATTATACATGCGTGTTCAAGGCACTGGTACATTTGACACAACAGACGCAGCAGCCGGTATTGGTGGTTGCACTGTTACTGTTGAAGCAGTCTTTACACCAGCACTGTAATTAGTTAATTCTCAGGGATGGGAAGCATTAAAGGACCGCAAGGTCCTTTTTTGTTGGCTGAATTTCTATGAGTTAAATACATACATTATGGCACGATACCGAATTGTTACTCTCGTAGATATAACCCGCAGCCAACCTGATAGGAACGACACCGACAAGACTCTGTTGGGTCAACAGGCCAACTTCAACAGCCTGCTACAGGCCATAGGCATGCGATCCAATGTGGAATGGTTACGTGACCCAAAAAAGCACACAGGAAGACTGCCTGAGCCGGCATCAGGCAAGGCCACGTATTGGATCTGGGAGTTTGACTGCGAACGTGATCAGGTTTTTCTACAAGACGGTGATCCAGTTTATCTGCTAGCACATGACCTCAACCATGTGCCTGTGGTTGTTGACTTAGAAAACAGTGAAGACATAGACCCAGCTGCCTTCCAAACTCAAGGTGACATGATAAATACTTGGGTAACAATGATTTAGGCAAAGTGTGTTTTTACATAGTCAGCATAAATACTAGTTCAAAGGCACCCATTAGGCATTCAATCATAGACTAGGCACATGGCTCGGAGCGAGCACTTGACTTATAACATTGGAGACGGCCTTAATGCCTACAGTAGCAGAACGTGTTGGAATAGTAGAAACGCAGGTTTCAAATCTTGGCGAGAAACTAGATGACATAAAAGTTGATGTCAAGGACATGCACGATTGCCTGGACAAAACTCGTGACGGACTTACGGAGAAATTAAATCAAATGTATGATGCCTCCTGCACACAGCATGCAGAATTAGGTAAAAAACTCAACGAATTAGAACAAAGCAAAAACAAGATGATGATGTATGGCATGGTAGGAATGGCATTCATAGCTGGTCTAGGATGGACTGGACAGTTGAATCTACAGACCATACTCAAGTTCTTCGGAGCATGAAGTAACAGCACTTAAATAAGGACCATAGGTCCTTTTTTTATGACACAAATCAGCCGTAGACTAGAACAGATAGTTCGTCGAGAATTATCTAAAAATATCATTCCTGTTAAAACTCCGGAGGGTATTCTAGTAGGTGATGTGTTGATAACCAATCAAGACAATCTCAAATTCCTTTACAGGAAATCGCAGATACTCTATGCAGAAATACACTTGAACTCCGTGGCCATTAAAATGGCTAATATTCTGGCGTTGAGACACAGCCACGTGTCGGTTGATCAGTTGTATCGAGCTGATCAAGAATACGGCCGTTGGTTTGTTGACAGCCAGATGTTGAGGGCTCAGCATCAAAAAGCCATACATATTCAGGACTATGATCGTGCAGATGTGCTGTGGGCTCGCTACAGCGAGAGTCGAGATCGAACTGTTACTGCTAAAAATCAAGCAGAACGTTTGCTGTGAATTGAATAAATACTACATCAATTTGGATCCCATAAAATGAGAACAACCGACCTTTTTAAAAACAACAGATCTTCTAAAAGACTCAACGAGTCGTTGTCTAAGACATTTGGAACACGGCTAGATCTAGAGAGTTTTGATACTCCCAAGTTAGAAGATGCACGTAACAAATTACGCACCCAAATACACACAGCACGACAAGAAAGCGGCTTCAATGAAACCATTGAAAACGAAACCCTAACACAGGCACAGTTCATGCACGATGCTATTGTTGCAGAACTAATGGATCGTCAAGAGCACATAGTAGATACCACAGTTGAAGAAGGTGCAGATATCGATAAACAAGAACTTATGGATATCCTTAAACGATTCGACGAAAACATGAATGAAATCGGCGGCTACGGAGATCCAGATTTCGATAAAATTCTAGCTGCTCTAAACCAAGGTGATGTTGAATCAGCTGTGGAAGAAGTGTATGGAAACTATAGTGATCAAGACGGTGGCGAGATTAATAGTTACGACTTTGACAACTACATAGAAGATCTAGAAGATCAATTCAAAGACATGGTCGGCGGATCAGATGATGACGAAGGCGGAGAAACTGATGATGGGTATGCCCTGGCTTCGGCAGGCTTTGGCAGTGATGAAGACTACGAAAGCGTTAACAACGAAGGCGGCCGTGACCCAGAAGATTGGGACGAGGGGAACACAGAACCACCAAACAACTTTGCTGTTAGTATCAACGGCAAGAAGTGGAAAGTATTCAAGGGCCGTGGTCGGTATGCTGAAGATCAGCGTGAACAGGCTCACTACGAACAACTAAAAGATTGGGCTCGTAAAAAATCAGAATCTACTGGCAAGAATTGGACAGTTTCCATCACTGGTGAGAACCCAACTGAAAGCATTCAGACAGAATTAAGTAAGAACACTTTGAAGTCTTATCAAGACAAAGCTGGCAAAGATATTGTAAACACAATGACTTCCGGCGACTATATGACCACAGACAAGAGTGCAAAGAAAGTTATGAATCGTATGAAAGGCAGTGAAAAAGCTGACAATAAGATTTACAAAAAAGAGAATGAAAGCATAGAACAAACAGGAGACAATATGAGTAATTTAAGAGAAGGTGAGATCCAGCAAGCTTCTGCGATCGTCACAGCAAAGACCATGGTTGACAGAGTCAGCCGTTGGATTGAAGAACTGTCAGGTATGGAGAATGACACACTGCTACAGTTAGGTGATTCCATCCGCGACGAAATGAGTGCTGATCAAGCCAAGAACTTTATCAGTTCAGTGGCCCCAGCAATTCAACAGGCGCTGGAAAATCTTAAAACCACTAGAGAAACACTCAGCACAGGAGTGAGAATGCTCACCGGTGAAGAGCAAGGCGCAGAAATGCTAGGCGGAGAGCCTGCAGTAGGTGGAGATGAAATGGGTCCAGCAGAACCAGATGCTATGAACATGGGTGACGAAATGGGCGACATCGGCGGAGAAGACGAGTTTGCCGCAGCAGAACCAGCAGCAGGCGGTCTAGGCGATGCAGGCCGTGAGCAGCGCGAAAGCATTAACCGCAGCAGCAGTCTACTAAAAGTATTGGCAGGCTAATGCGACTCGATGAAATCACTTCTGCTAAAGAACAACAACAGCTAGACGAAATTCTACCGGTGTTAGGAGCAGTAGCGGGCGGCGTGGCTCGAGGAGCAGCTGCCTTGGGTAGTGCCGCACTTAGAGGAGGTGCTGCTCTTGCTAAAGGAGTCGGTAGTGCAGTGTCACAAGGTGCAAAGGCTGTAGGCAATGTGGCATCACAAGGAGCCAAAGCAGTTGGTCAAGCAGCACAAGCCAGCGGACTTGCGGGTGGCGGCATGGATCCAGCACAGGCAGCACAGGCAGCGAAAGATAGACAAGATCAAAAGAAACAGGTTCAAGATGCTATTAAACAAAAGCAACAAGAACTTACAGACTTACAAAAACAATTGGCAGAACTAGGATGAGATTTTTTGAATTTGTAGACACAGATGCCAACCTCGACAAGTTTGTGATGATACTCAAAAACTTTGTAGGTAGGTCATCCTCTAAAAAACAGGCTGCCAAGTTGAATTGGAAGAGTCTACAGCAGATAGCTGACCGCAGCGGATTTGAAATGGGTGCTGACTATGAAACTTTCAAAAGCATCTATGACTCCAGTCCAATCATACAGAGTCTAGTGAAAAACTTCAATGCTGATGGCATTGAGCTGAACGTGCCCGGCACAGACAAAGACACACAAACTCCTGTTAAACAAGGCCAGACCAGCCAAGACGCAGTGGACAAAATGGCAGCATCTGCTGCTCCACAGCAATTAGCTGCTCAGGCTTGACAAACTAATATTATTCCTGTAATATATACAGGATGACTACTATTTTTACTCCCCCTCCGTTCATTGAACGCATTCAATATAAAAACTGCAAACAGATCAATGATCCGGTCACACGCAAACGAGTGTATCTAACACCTGACGGAGAAAGCCTTCCTAGTGTGACAACCATTCTGTCAGCCACCAAGGACATGACCCACTTAAACGAATGGCGAGATAGAATCGGTCATGCAAAAGCACAGCAGATCACAACAGAAGCTGCTGGAGTAGGCACCGCCATGCATGCCAACCTAGAACGATTTATTGTTGGCGAGCAGCGACAACCCGGTAATGCACCTGTGCATGTTCAGGCCAATAAAATGGCCGATGTTATTATCGAGAACGGACTCAGCAAAGTCAGCGAAGTATGGGCCATGGAGCAGAGTCTTTACTTTCCAGGACTGTTTTCAGGAACCACTGACCTTGTGGGTGTGCATGAAGGCGAGCCTGCAGTTATGGATCACAAGCAGACCAACAAGCCTAAGAAAGCAGAGTGGGTGGAAGATTACTACTTACAGCTAATGGCCTATATATTAGCACATAATGAAGTCTACGGCACAGACATTAAAAAAGGTGTTATTTTTATGTGCAGTCGTGATTTTCAATATCAACAGTTTACACTAGAACCTGCAGACTTTAACAAGTGGCAAGATGCTTGGCTTACAAAGGTAGAGGAATACTACGCCCTAGGAAGATAAATACTCTATAGAACATAGAGGATATCAAAGTGGCCGTTGTCCAAATCTCGAAAATCCAGGTCAGAAGAGGCCAAAAAAACTCCAACAGTGGCATTCCACAATTAAGCTCTGCTGAATTTGCGTGGGCAATAGATTCCCAAGAACTGTTTATAGGTAACGGCAGCGTATTAGAAGGTGCTCCGTATGTGGGCAACACCAAAGTTCTCACCGAACATGACAACATATTAGAGCTGGCTTCCAGCTATCGATTTGCCAGTGATGACACCGCGATCAGTCTCAGCATACCAAGAAGTCTGCAGAACAAATTAGACGAAACAGTGAGTGTAGCAGATTTCGGTGCTGTAGGAGATGGTAGCACAGACTGTGTGGCAGCATTTGAAACTGCGTTCACAGAACTGTTTAGAAATGCCAACGACATCTATAAGAAAACACTGTTAATACCCAATGGTGAATATCTTTTTACCAGCGACCTTGATGTGCCTAGCGGAGTAATTCTCCGTGGAGAAACTCAACATGGTGCTGTGCTGAATATCGGAAGTAACAACATAAGAGTTATAACCAGTCAAGGTCTCGATCTAGGGGATTTCAACAGCACCAACCGACCTACTAATCTCCACTTCAGTAATTTTACCATCAAACGCACTACTGGACAGTTAACCTTGTCTGGTGTAGCAGACAGCGAATTTAATGCTGTGAAATTTCTTGGCAGTTATGCTCTAGGCAACACTACTGTCATAGCAACAGCACCAGCAGCTGTGTTTTGGCAAAACACTCTAGTTGGTATAAGAACTACCAATGTGACTTTTGAAAAATGTGTGTTTCAAGAAAATGCTATATCTATAAAATGTCTACAAAACGCAGTCTTCGATACAGATATAAGATTTCAAGACTGTGAATTTTTTGTCAACGACACAGCGATTTATGTTGAAGGAGTGGCTACACAAGGCACCCGATGGCAGATCAATGACTGTGAGTTTCAGGAAATATTCAATCAGGCCTTTAGAGCCACTGCTGGCCAAGGCACACTAATACAAAGAGCAAAATTTTTCAATGTTGGTAATGGCATAGGTAACAGTGCCAACCCCAACGACTACATGGTTTATTTTGGCGAGATGATAGGAAATGTATTGGTAGACTGTTCAAGCAATCGACAACAATCTGTTAGTGTTGGCGCCTCCACAGCAGCGTTCTCAGAAGTATATAACAGCGCAGGAGTGACCTTAGTTGACAAAAATTATGCTCTGATATATTTGTCAGATAGTTTTACACCTCTAGCAGCATTTTCTGCGCAGAATAAATTCACAGAGATCAATTACTGTCTAAAGCTAGGAGAACACACTAGATACGGTAAACTAATTATTGCCATCGGTGACGATCTCAGTCCTGCCAGTCACGGCAGTGATGTTTCAATACTAGACAATTTTGCATATTCACCTAACACATTGATATCACCGGGAGGAAACACAATGACCAATTTTGAATTCAGCGTGTCTAAGAGCAGTAACACCGTCTTAGATGATTCAACAGCGCCAGTAATAGACACTGTGATGTTGACTTATAAAAATCCTCTTGCCACCGGTATAACCGGGTCCATATCGTATGATGTGGCCTACGGTGTTTGACGAGTATGGGACCAAAAGACTAGCAGCGTGGAGACAGTTTAGAGAAAGTTTAGAAACAAGTCCAACTCCATTGGAAGATGTTGCTGAACTTTGGTGTCATGCACCTTTTGTAAGCCCGTATTTAGATCCACAACTCCCCTCAGAATGGCCCGATCCATGGCATCTCATGTTGGATCTTAGGCTGGATGATCTTGCATTGGTGCTAGGAATGCTGTATACTATTAAATTAACACAGCGGTTTATTGATACCAAATGCGAGATACATATGTCTATGTGCCCACAAAAGAAACATCACCAATACATGTTAGTAGTCGGCGACGACCGGGTTCTTAACCTTGAATATGGCACAGTAGTCAGTGTAGCACAACTCAAAAACCTCGATACCAAGACAATATATGCAGTTAGTAAACTGCAATAAATATCCCACAACAATAAAACAGAGAACGATAAATGAGCATCACAGTTATTAAAAGAAACGGCAACAAAGAACCGTTGGCAGTAGAAAAATGGCAAGCGCAGGTTGCCAAAGTCTGTCAAGGCATCGCTGATGTAAGTCAGTCAATGATAGAAATCAAAGCACAGCCTCACTTCTACGATGGAATCACCACAGCAGCTATAGATGGGCTCACACTAAGAGCCATAGTGGATCTAATTGATGTTGAATCAAATCCAGATGTAGGCAATACCAATTATCAATTTGTAGCGGGCAAACAACGACTCAGCATGTTAAGAAAGGATGTGTATGGACAATACGAGCCTCCCCACCTTTATGACATCGTCAAGAAGAATGTTTCTGTGGGATTGTATACTCCAGAACTTCTAGAATGGTATTCGGAGGATGATTGGAATCGCATGCATGACTTCATTGATCATGCCAAGGATGAGGAGTATTCCTATGCTGCCATTGAACAGTTAATTGAGAAATACCTCGTAAAAAATCGTGCGACAAAGGAAACTTATGAAACTCCACAAGTTAGATATATGGTGGCAGCAGCGACTGTGTTCCATAAAGAAGAGCCGAATGCTGCAAGAATGCGTTACATTAAAGAATATTATACAGCGGCATCCGATGGTTTGTTTACTCTTGCTACACCTGTGTTGGCTGGGCTCGGCACTCCTACTAAGCAGTTTTCTAGTTGTGTTCTTATCCGCAGTGACGACGATCTGGATAGCATATTTGCTTCTGGTGAGATGATGGCCAAGTATGCCAGCAAACGTGCTGGCATTGGACTAGAGATTGGTCGCTTGAGATCGCTGGGTAGTCCCATCAGAGGCGGCGAAATCATGCACACAGGTATGATTCCCTTCTTGAAGAAGTGGTTTGGAGATTTGCGCTCGTGCTCACAAGGAGGTATTCGTAATGCAAGTGCTACTGTATTCTATCCTATTTGGCATCTTCAGTTTGATGATCTTATTGTTCTTAAAAACAATCAAGGAACAGAAGAAACCCGAGTCCGTCATATGGATTATGGGGTTGTGCTTAGTGCTTTCTTCTGGAGACGATTTAAAAACAAAGAAGACATAACCTTCTTTGATCCTAATGAGGTCCCAGACCTATACGAAGCATTTTATAAAAACACACAGAGATTTGAAGAGCTATATGTAAAATACGAAAAACGCAAAGACTTGCGTAAGAAAACAATGAGTGCTGAAGAAGTATTTCGGTCAGGCATTCTCAAGGAGCGTACAGACACAGGTCGCATCTATTTGGTGTTTATTGATAATGTTATGGAGCAGGGTCCATTTGATCCAGAGTATCATACCATATATCAAAGTAACCTGTGCTGTGAGATCTTACTACCGACTCGTCCATTTAAAAGACTAGACGACGAGACAGGACGCATAGCGTTATGTACACTGGGATCCATCAACTGGGGTGCGTTCCGTAACCCAGAAGACATGCGCCGTGCATGTCGCATACTACAGCGTAGCCTGTGCAATATTTTGGACTATCAAGATTTCTTGAGCATCCAAAGCAAGCTCAGCAACGATGAAATCCAACCCTTAGGCATCGGAGTGACCAACCTTGCTTATTGGCATGCAAGAAGGGGAATAAAATATGGCGACAAAGACGCACTGGCAGAAGTTAAAGTTTGGATGGAGCATCAAGCCTTTTACCTTACAGAAGCCACGGTCGAAATGGCGAAAGAAAGAGGACGTTGCAAAGATTCCGATCACACCAGATACGGCAAGGGAGAGTTCCCTTGGGAAAGAAGAGCCAGAGGAGTCAACGAACTCACTGACTTTACCCCAGAGCTTGACTGGGAACCACTCCGACAAGAAATGAAACAACACGGTGTGCGAAATGCTACATTAATGGCTATCGCACCTGTGGAGTCTAGTTCTGTGGTTATCAATTCCACCAACGGAATTGAAATGCCTATGAGTTTGATCTCTACCAAAGAAAGCAAGGCAGGATCATTCACACAGGTGGTTCCAGAATACAATAGATTGAAACACAAGTATCAGATGATGTGGGACCAGAAAGACTGTGACGGCTACTTGAAAACAGCTGCGGTGTTGGCTGCATATGTGGATCAAAGTATTTCAACCAATACCTTTTACAATCCTGCACACTTCGCAGATCGAAAAGTTCCCACTACACTGATAGCCAAGAATCTCATGCAGGCACATGTATGGGGATTGAAGACATTCTACTATAGTTTGATTAACAAAGCTGGCAGTAGACAAGAACAAAGAACACCAGAAGTTCACTACAACGGATTCCACAACGAACGTGAAGTCATAGAAGAAGACGAAGATTGTGAAGCATGCAAATTATGAAAACATTAAGAGAATATATTGATTTGATTTCAGAATCTACTACGGTAGATGATGAATGGTTCAAGGATGGTGCTTTTAAAACTTTTAAAAAGCCAGCTGAAGAAAAGTATGAAATCGCCCAAGAACCCGGAACAGTCGATACCCTAGAAGGGCCAGTTCGATATGAAGCAGGGCATTATATCATGACAGGTCCAAAAGGTGAGAAATATCCTATTACTCCAGAGAAGTTTGAAAATCTCAAAGACGATCAAGGAAACGGTATCGCTACACCTAAGAAGATCCCCAAGATAGCGAAACTTGCAGATCATGATGGTGTGCTACGCACATCATGGGGTGATCTAAACTATACCAAAGGCAACGATTACATTGTACGTCATGGCGAGGGCGACTACGGCGCAGTAAAGAAAGATATCTTTCAACAAACATACGACACAACAAATGAGTAAACAACAATACAACCTAAACACAAAGACAGACTACCTTAATCGTAAAATGTTTCTGGACCCAGCTGGCCCGGTAACCATACAACGCTTTGAAGAAGTCAAATACAAAAAGATTGCCGACTTTGAAGCCACAGCACGTGGTTTCTTTTGGCAGCCAGAAGAGATCAGTCTTACCAAAGATTCAAATGATTTCAAAGAAGCCTCAGATGCAGTCAAGCATATTTTTACCAGCAACTTGCTACGTCAAACTGCTCTTGACAGTTTGCAAGGACGTGGTCCAAGCCAAATATTCATGCCTGTTATCAGTTTGCCAGAATTAGAAGCACTGGTCTATAACTGGACATTCTTTGAAACCAACATTCACAGCAAGAGCTATAGTCACATCATCCGTAACATCTACAATGTGCCCAAGGATGTGTTCAATACTATTCATGATACCAAAGAAATTGTAGACATGGCATCAAGTGTTGGCAACTACTATGAAGCACTGCACATGGTCAACTGCCGTAAACAAATGGGTGAAAACATTCCAGAGAAAGAATATATCCGAGCAATTTGGATGGCACTACATGCCAGCTATGCACTAGAAGCATTCCGCTTTATGGTATCTTTCGCTACCAGCTTGGCCATGGTAGAGAATAAGATCTTTATTGGCAATGGAAACATTATCAGCCTAATCCTACAAGATGAACTTCTACACAAAGGTTGGACTGCCTTTCTTATCAATCAAGTGGTCAAAGAAGACAGCCGCTTTGCAGAAGCCAAGCAAGAATGCGAAGCAGAAGTATATGCACTGTATCTAGATGTCATCCGTGAAGAAAAAGCCTGGGCTGACTATTTGTTTAACAAAGGACCAGTGATTGGTTTGAATGCCAACATTCTCAAAGACTTTGTGGATTACACAGCAGTCAGCGCACTTAAAGAAATCGGAATTAAATATCAACAAGCTGCTCCAAGATCAACTCCAATTCCTTGGTTTAACAAACACGTTGATACCAGCAAAAAGCAAACGGCTCTGCAAGAAAGCGAAAGCACCAATTATGTCATAGGTATAATGAGCGAAAATCTTGACTATGACGCTCTTCCGGCTATATAATAAATCATGTATAAAGCACAGTTCAAAAGAAGCAATCCCTACGAATCTTGGACTACCATAGGACACTATGGCAATGAGCAGGCGGCCATAGCAGCAGCACTGAGTTATAAAAACAAAGGCATGCTGCTGGTCAGAGTCACAGACAAGAACGGCGGTATTGTATACACAGGTTAATAAAGGAAACAAAATGAACCCAGTTATTATATGGAGCAAGTATAATTGTCCCTATTGTGATCAGGCCAAGGCATTATTGAAACAACAAGGTATTAAATTTGAAGAACGTAAAATCGGAGATGGATACACTCGAGAAGAATTATTAGAAGCTGTTCCGAATGCTAGAACAGTGCCACAAATTATCATCAACGGAACATCCATTGGTGGATTTACAGAATTAAGAAAATACATCGACGAAACCGGATTTAACGGTAGCGGATATTAAACTAGGAAAAATAGAATGTTAATTGACAAAGGCGTAACAGTAGGTGAAGTGATCACAGTGAAACTAACCAGTGGAGAAGAGTTGGTAGCAAAGCTGGTTGATGATCAAATCATGCACTACAAACTAGCTCATCCTATGGTGATTGCCATGAGTCCAAAAGGTCCAGCGTTAATGCCCTATCTGTTTACTGTAGATCCCAGCAAAGAAATCAGAATAGCCAAAGCTGTGGTGGCAGTGGCAGAAGCCACAGACAAACAGTTTGCTGATCAGTTCATACAGCAGACCACTGGTATTGCATTGGCTTAAATAGTGTATGGCAACTACTCCTACCACACAGTCGACCACCCCCGGCGCGGGATCTAGTAGTGTTGGTGGACATTTTCTTGTACCGCATAATCATGCAGCCGGAACACTAAGTCGTCAAGAACCCCTATATAATCCCTTTAATGTTTTTGCCAATGGTGTTGAAATTGCTCTGTATGATGCAGCCACAACACCGGGAACATTCACAGCTACCACTGTGCCCAAGGTCACTGTGACAGCAGCTGTGCAGAACGTAGAAGGTGATGACGATAATACCGCGGGCAAAGCTCAAGCTGATCAATTTCTCGCAGAAGGTAGAATTACTGCTGAAGAATACAAGATTATTACTACAACTCCGACTCCTAAAACAGATGGTGTAGGTCCTGGTGCGCCGGTTCAAGGGCGGGACGCTGCGGCAGTTACTGGCGACATAAGTTTTGCTACTGTTCTAACACCCAACGGCACCACACTAGGTACAATGATAAAGGCAGTTACCTTTCCTAGAACCATTCCTCAACTAGCACAATGCGCACCTTCAGTCAGCGGCCCAAGTGCGGTGGTCAATAATCTAGCGGCACTGGCATTAAATGTTTGGGAACCTGTCAAGGCCAAATATCCAAACGCAACCATAACCAATAGTTTTAGACACAACGATCCTAAAAGCCAACACGGCACCGGTCAGGCCATGGACCTACAGTTTAGAGGAGTGGGCGCACACGATTATTTTGATATTGCTGTATGGATTAGTAAAAACATTCCCTACGATCAACTGCTGTTGGAATATCTACCAAACAAGACTGTGTGGATACACGTGAGTTATGCAATTCCGGGATTGCCGAATGGAGGCAAGAAAACACCGTCTCAAAATAAATTAGCAACACTGAATGGTGCAGCAGGCGGAAAATTTACACCAAATTTACACTCCGATATTATTGTTGGTGCAATATCTAACAGAGTGGTGGCAGCATAATATGAAAAAATTATTTTGGAAAATACTAGGGTTTCTTAGCCTAGGCATGGCCTATATTGGATTAATCACTCCCGGCATACCCTACAGTATATTTGTGGTGTTTGCCGCATACTGTTTTGCCAAAGGGTCGCCTACCATGCATGCCTGGTTATACAACCACAAAATATTCGGCCCATTCTTGACTAATTGGAATGAGCGCAGGGTATTCCCAACCAAGATGAAATACTTTATGTTGGCCATGATGAGCAGCAGTTTGATAATCATGTGGTTGACAAATGTGCCTACTCGTGGTATACTATATACAGCAGCCTTTATGTGCTTGGTGGCAATTTGGGCCTGGAGATGGCCCGGAAGTGTAGAAGCATATGAAAAACGCATTGCAGAAGGTAAAAAAGTTGGTTGGTTTAACAATCAATTTTAATCACACACACAGATAAACATTTTTAACACAAGGAAAAAAGTAAAATGGTAACAGGAAAAGTAAAATGGTTTAACGACGCCAAAGGTTTTGGATTCATTACTCCGGACGATGGTGGCGCAGACTTATTTGCTCACTTTTCACAGATTAATTCGAGTGGCTTCAAGAGCCTACAAGAAGGACAAAGTGTAAGGTTTGAAGTGACTCAGGGGCAGAAAGGCCAGCAGGCCAGCAATATTCAGCCTGCTTAAGGAATTGTTGTAATCCCTTCAAAGTGAAGGCATTCTGGACGTGGGTTCGACTCCCACCTGGTCCACCAGAAGCATACTAAAGTGACGCTGGGGAAGAGTAATAGTCAGCGGTAAATAAATCTTCCAAGTATGCTTCTGATGGGCCAGTCAAGGTTTCGACAGGGTGAGATAGTGGAGAAGGCAACACAGTAGGCGATGACTGTAAATCAAGCAAAACACGTAAATGCAAACGCAAATACATTTGACTTCAGCGCAATGAGCTTCACTGGTAACACCGTTCGCGGTGCTGCTAATGAAAGCAGATTTGCTCTAGCTGCCTAAAAAACAGCGGTCCGAGGTAGTTATACCTTGTAATCAAAAATAGCAGAACCCGCTTCGGCGGGTTTCTTTTTGATATTAATTTTTCCTATAATCGTCATTGAAATAATTATTGGACGAATCTATTAAAAAGGTTGATTTCCAAGTTAAATACTATTATAATAGTATATCAGTATAAACACTGAAGAGTTAGTTTTCAACACACACAAGGAGAAGATATGAAAACAGTTGGCGATAAATTAGCCCCATTTACAGTCACAGGTGTTAAGCCAGGACAACCAGAAGATGCGTTCTTTGACATCACAGATGAGAGTTTCCCAGGTAAGTGGAAAGTGATCGTTTACTATCCAAAGGACTTTACATTTGTATGCCCTACAGAAATCGTAGCCTACGACAAATTAGCAGGTGACTTCGCCGATCGCGATGCTGTATTGCTAACAGGTAGCACAGACAACGAGTTCTGTAAAGTTAGCTGGCAGAACGCACACGCTGATTTGAAGAAGATCACTCACACACAGTTCGCTGACACACAGCGTGGCGAGTTGAGTTTGATTGAACAGTTGGGAGTATTCTATGCTCCAGCAGGTGCTGCACTTCGTGCAACATTCATCGTTGACCCTAACAACGAAATCCAGCACGTTACTGTTAACAACTTGAACGTTGGTCGTAGCCCAGAAGAAACACTTCGTGTATTGGATGCGTTACAAACTGGTGAACTCTGTGCATGTAACCGCACAGTTGGCGGCGAGACTCTGTAATGTTTAAACTTCAACGAGGCATTGACACACTGCGACAGCCTGATCGTAATCCTAGATGTTATGAAATGACAGAACAAGAACGATTGGATCGTATTCGTGAATGGAACAATCGTAATGTTTGGAACACTCCAGAGCTCGCTGAAGATGATAACTTAAACTTTTATCAAGGAGCATAAATGAAAGAACAATTACTTAAAGCATTAGAAGCAAACTTTACAGCACAGATTATCAAACACAAGATGAATGTAGAAGTCATGTTGAATAATCCTATGGCAATACACGATCACACTGACTGGATGGGTGCTGTAGAAACTGAAATTGCGCATATTGCAGAGTATGAAGATAAGCTAGAAGTGTTGCAAAAATACTTCGGTATCGGAAACAAGTAATGTTAGAAACTATCTGCGATACATTAGTTGAAGCATATAGACGCAACTGGATTACCAGTCGTGATGGCAATGTCAGCATTCGTCATCACGACCGTGATCATTTCTACATCACACCCAGCGGCGTCCGTAAGCAGACTATGCAACCTGATCAGTTCAAGAAGATTGGTATTATGTATCAACCTGTTGATCGTTATACCTGGCATGAACTACCTTACACTGACATTAGTGAAAAACTAAAACCCAGCGGCGAGATTCCTCTACACTTTGGTTTACAAAAGAAGATGGGTCAACACAGCAATGAAGTCAGAGTAGTTGTTCATTTACATCCTACATATTGTATTGCGGCCATGCATGCCGGGATTGATCTAAGCACTATTAGTGAAGAGTTCCCAGAACTAAACCGTTATACTAAGGTAGCAAAGAACGTGGGAGATGTGCCTCCTATCAGTCAAGAACTTGCTGATCGTTGTCACGAAAATCTGTGGCTTCGTAAAGATGGTACAATTGGTTTTGACATTGTAGGTATTAAAGGACACGGAGTAGTTGCAATTGATACAAGCCCGTGGAGAGCATTTGAACACATTGAACGATTAGAACATATTTGTCAAATCGTATTAGCATCAGGAAAATATTAAAATGAGTTTTATTGAAACAGTAAAGGGTGCATTGCCCGACTATGCTAAGGACACTAAGTTAAATCTTGACGCTGTTCTTTTGCGTAGCACATTGGATGCTGATGTGGCCATGGGCTGTGCTGTGGCTGCATTGGCTGCAACTGGCAACGGAAAGGTGTTGGCTGTTATGTTGGCTGATGCTCCTGTTCACGCAGATGCCGCAATGACTGCTGCCAGCATTATGGCACAAAACAATGTATGGTATCCCTATGTTGAAATGGCCGAAGATCCTGCACTCAAAGGCTTGCCGGCTCAGTTACGCATGAACGCTATTGCCAGCCATGGCGGCACAACCAAGGCCAATTTTGAAGCATTCAGTTTGGCAGCAAGCATTGTGGGCAAGTGTCACTTCTGTGTTAAGGCACATTACGAAACACTCAAGGCAGAAGGCTATACAGTAGAACAACTTCGTGACATTGGACGTATCGCCAGTGTAATGAATTCGGTGGCAAAAGTGTTAAACAGTTAATAAATAGACCTTGGTACAGATTTAACACAACTGTAACATTACACACACCTTAGAGCGATAAATATGGCTATGACAGCCAAAACTTATCGCTCTATTTTTATATCTGATGTACATTTAGGGACTAGGGATTGTCAAGCAGACAAGCTCAACAACTTCCTCAAACACAATACCTGCGAAACACTTTATCTCGTTGGGGATATATTAGATGTGTGGCGCATACAACAAAACAAATGGCGTTGGAAGCAGAGTCATACCAACGTTGTAAGACGTATACTCGGACATGCCAAACGTGGCACCAGAGTAATCTACGTAGCAGGCAATCACGATGAATTTCTCCGCCCCTTAATGCCCTATGGTATTAACTTTGGCAACATTGAAATCGTAAATCAAATAGAGCACATAGGTGTTGACACCAAACACTATCTAGTCACACACGGGGATTTGTTTGACGGTATTACCCGTCTGGCACCTTGGCTGGCATTTCTTGGCGACAAGGCCTATGACTTTATCCTGTCTGCCAACAGCAAGTTCAATTGGCTACGTCACCGCATGGGTTTTGGCTATTGGAGCCTGAGCAAGTATCTCAAAGCCCGTGTTAAAAAGGCCGTAGACTTTATATTCCAGTTTGAAAAGAATCTAGTAGCCTATTGCAGAAAACGTGGGTTCGATGGTGTTATCTGTGGGCATATACACCATGCAGAAATTAAAGAAATCGACGGCGTTATCTATATGAACGACGGCGACTGGGTTGAATCATGCACAGCACTTGTAGAGCACCATGATGGTCGTTGGGAAGTCGTAACTTGGACCAAGGAGAGCGACAATGTGGATAATGATATTAATAGCGGTACACACAAACAATCCGCAAGACATACCAGGACGAATAGAATTGATGTTCCAGAATCAAACAGCCTGTGAACAAAGTTTACAATCTATGACCTATTGGTTGAAGTTTAGTCAATTTAAAATTGAAGGGAAGTGTGTAAAGAAATGAAACTTAGTGAAAAAATTACCATTGTGGTTCCTTGCAAAAATGAGGAAAACTATATTGCACATTTATTAATGCACCTACGTCAGCAATCGATAGGCGATACTAAAATTATTATTGCTGATTGTTCTACAGATCGCACTCGAGAAGTTATAGAAATAATGAAGGACGAACTGAATGTTGAAGTCATCGACGGTGGTCCAGTATCTGTTGCTAAGAACAATGGAGCACGTTTGGTAACTACACCTTACATATTGTTCATCGATGCTGACGTTCGTTTCTTTAAAGATACTGTGATACGAGATGCTGTTGATCTAATAGAAAGCAAGAACCTAGATCTTATTGGTCTAAACATCAAGTGCTATGACAAGGACCTACGAGCAAAGATTGGATTCACGGCATTTAATCTAATCAATCATGCATTGAAATACTTTAGTCCTTTTGCTGTAGGAGCGTTCATGCTGACACGCAGAGATCGCTTTGAAGAATATGGCGGCTTCCCTGAACAGTTTTCAACAAGTGAAGATTTCTTCTTGTCTCGCAAATACAGCCCTAAGAAGTTTAGAATTATACGTCATCACTTTGGACAAGACAGTCGCAGATTTAAGAAGATGGGATACTTGGGCATGGCCAAATACCTAATCAAGAACTTCGTTAATCGCAATAACAAAGCCTACTGGGATCGATTAGATTCATCTAGATATTGGAATTAAAATCGGATACAAGATAAAAGGTATCGCTGGAATCCGTAACCAGTAACTTCATACCCTAAATAGACTAAGTAATTTGCTCGCATAGCGAGTATACGACTATATGCAAACCAGTAAAGAACCTTAGGGGTGAGCCTTGCGAGGCAAAATGGTTAGACTAATCCAATTAAGTTTGGCAAAGGCACTAGGTGCCTTTTATTTTGAACAAAATATTCGATATTTTGGTAAATCTCACTCTTGTATTTATGTTGGAGTTTGTTGTATACTATGTTATATTATACTTGTTGCGTCTAAGATTAGATCAATAGGTATAATAACATACTTGTTAATCTCAGTTCAATGCGTAACAGAGTACAAGAAACTTAAACAAGGAAAATTAAAATGAGTTATACAATTGGCGTAGACAATTCTGGTGTTATAACCAGTCTATTAGTGAAAGATCATCCAGAGTGGATGTGGTACCGTGAAGCAGTTCAAAATGCTCTCGAAGCTACCAAAAGTTATATTTCCAACAAAAATATCAAATCGGCAGAAATTAAGATAAGGAAACTCCATCTTAACGGATTAATAGATCAAGGTGGGTTAGATAAGTTTAAAAATAAATTATCAGTGCTTAACCTAGGTGGAATGACAGCTACTGAACTGGTAAAAGCACTTAAACTTGGCGGCAGCGGAAAAACCGCCAGCCTTAATGCAAATTACGGTGTCGGTATTAAAACTTCAGTGCTTAACTGGAGTGATTTACTAATTATCACATATAAAGAGGGAAAGGGACACTTTGCTTGGTTAGGCAAAGAGTACACTAATGGTATTGATTTTAATATCGTTGCCTACTCCGAAGATGGTCAGGGATATCCGATTTTAGAATGTACAGATTGGATAAACGAAAACTCTAACGATCGAAATTACGACCTTAGTCAAGATTTTACAGAAGTTATTATTTTAGGTCGAGAGGTAAATCAAGATACTTATTTGAACACTTTTGGATTTGGTCCTGACGGTGAAGAACGTAAAAAAGTCAATGCAGGACACATTAAAGAAAATCTATGTAAACGATATTTTAGACTACCTGATAATATTAAAATCAAAATTGACCCAAGTGCTAACAATGAATCGGGAGATAAAGGTGCAACTAGCACTTTTATAACATTTCTTGAAGCTTTTGAAAAGGCACAACAAAATCCAAAACGAGCATCTGTGTTTGGAGGCGAGGATCCTCGATTAGAAACTGTAGAAACTGTAGATGGTATTAAGATACATTACTTCTACGATGCTCCGATCGGAGCTGGATATGAAAGATCGGACGATCCTGCGTCTAATAATTTTTTAAATGGTCCAAGTTGGACTACTGCATTTAGTGGATTTGTGTGGCGAGACGAAATATACGATACCCAGGTTAATACTCACCGAAATTGGAAAACTATTGCCTTTAGATTAGGGATACAAGATAAATTTAGTCATTTCCGTATTTTTGTAGAATTGCCAGATCGTGCTGTAATTACAGACAAGTACCGTGTGACCTTGCAAAAAGAAACTGGAGAATTAGCGTTTGACAGTGACGAGAATCTTCGTATGATTCAAGCAAACATGCCTGAGTGGTACAAAGAAAAAGCTAAAGAAACTAAGAAAGATTTTAAAACGGATCTTGACGAAGTTTTAAGAGATATGTTTTCAAAATATATGGATCTTGATCGTCCCTTACTTGGAAAACCTTCTATTAATCAAGGGATTGTTTCTAAAAGAACACAAGGACAAGGGAACAATCACCCCGCGCAACCCGGCTCCGGAGTAAAAAGGGCTGTTCAAAAGAACTTTAAAAATCCTCAGTTTACACAGCCTGATATTCCTCAATATCGAGAAGCCACAGACGACGAAATTAAAACTTATCAAATTAAAGATAATTTTGGCTGGTTAATTGAAAAAGGTGGGGATAACGGCAGAGATCTTCTTATCTATAATCCTAATTATAAAAGTATTGAAAAGATTGCAACCCAAGCTGTTTCTAAACTCCCAGATCCTGAACTATATTTTGAAACAGCTAAACAAATGTCTAAAACTGAAGTTCTAAAAAATTCTTTATTGTGGGTAATGATCTGCAGAAGTCGCATTGCACAAGAAAAAATGACTTTTGACGAGTTTGGTGTAAGCACCAATAGTGATTTCTTAGATACTTATATTTTTGCACGAGAACTACAAGTTTCAGAAGATGTGTCGCGTTCGATAATAAAACAAAAAAAGCAAGATGATAAAGTAATTGGTTCCGATACTGTTGACATTTTTGATTTAGAAAATAAATTTGTTGCTATCGGCGGCAAATTACCAGAAACAGTTTAAGGAGACAATATGACACAATTTGGACCAGGCCGGCCCGGCAAAGGGAAATCACTACGCGAGATGTTAAAAGAAATTAACGAAACGGATGAAGAAATGATGTCTAACCCGCTTTGGAAACAAGGTTTTGAAGATGGCTATCAAGCAGCCATGGAACATAACCGACAGCTGACTGCGGCATTAGCAGCTACCTATCGCATAGATAGATTTGGAGAATAACAATGACAAAAGCAATAAAAGAGAAAAAACCAGAATCATCTAAAATACGAGAAATACTAAACAGCATGGATGAACGCAATCAGTATATCGATACTCCGGCATACAAGTACGGATACGAGTCGGGTGAAAGCCAAGGCGACTATCTTGCCACAGAGTATCACAAGGAAATGATATATCGATTGGTTAAACAAATGACCATGGATGTTAAAAATAACAGTCTGGGATAGTTATACCTTGTAAACTAACAGAATAGCCCACTTCGGTGGGCTTTCTCTTGACATATGTATTAAGTATGTTATAATATATTTTATGATTAACATTTTTGGAAAACTTATGTTGGAATGTTTGATTCTAGGCGACAGCCTTGCAGTAGGTGTGGGACAGGTTCGTACCGAATGTGTTACTCATGCCAAGAGTGGTATCAACAGCTATGACTATGTGAACCGGTATCTGTTACACACCAAAGGTGATACACAGGCCAAACACGTTATTATCAGCCTAGGATCAAACGATACTGAAAAGATAAACACCTTTGAAGAATTGGACACCCTGCGTCAATTGGTTCAAGCAGATCGTGTTTATTGGATCTTGCCGGCTATCAAAGAAGAAAAACGCAAGGCAGTTTGGGCTGTGGCCAACAAGTATCATGATCGTGTTATCGAAACTCGCACCCACGATCTAAGCCCGGATCGCATACACCCTACCGGCAAGGGGTATAAAACTATTTCTAATCAAACAAAATGAATATTCTAGTAACCGGTGGTATGGGCCTCATTGGGCATAATATTGTTAGAAAGTTAGAGGATCAAGGACACACTGTGGTTGTCTATGATGTTATGACTAACTATGGAATCATTCCTCAAGAAGAGCTTGATCATTTAATGATAGAACGAAGAAAGTTTATTAAACATTCTGAGATTCATGTGAATGATATTCTTGAAGGTAGTATGTTTGATTGGCTATTACCTAAACACAACATTGAAGCAATTATCCATCTTGCATCATTTCCTAGACAAAAAGTAGTCAATGCCAATCCTACGTGGGGAAGCACAGTAATGAGCACTGGACTATTAATGTTATTAGAAAAAGCAGTAGAACACGGTGTTCGCAGATTTACCTATGCTAGCAGTAGTATGGTCTATGGTGACTTTGAAGATTATGTCACAGAAGATGCAGAGTGCCGCCCTCAGGGTCAATACGGTATTCTTAAACTTGCCGGTGAATGGTTAGTCAAAGATTACACACGCAAACATGGTATCGAGCATACCATTCTAAGACCAAGTGCAGTATATGGTCCATTAGATGTGGAGGATCGTGTTATTTCGAAATTTTTGCTTACTGCCATGCGTGGTGAAACACTTAAGGTAAATGGCAGAAATGAAACCTTAGACTTTACCTATGTTGATGACGCTGCTGACGGATTTGTTGCTGCCACACTTTCAGACAAGGCAGCAAATAACACATACAATATTACAAAGAGTCATAGCAAGACTTTATTAAGTGCTGCTGAGCTTGCTGTTAAATTAGCAGGGCGCGGCAGTATCGAAGTTCGAGATAAAGATGCAGACTTTCCTAGTCGCGGAGCACTAGATGTTACCAAGGCTCGAAATGATTTTGGATTTAATCCAAAAGTGGATGTAGATCAAGGATTTGAAATCTATTATAACTGGTTGAAAAACGACCCCTATTTTGGCATTGACAAACACTGACAAAGACGTTATAATAAGACTACAGTAAATTTTTAGGAGTTCTATTTTGAGCATGCATTTAGAAGGTCCGTGGCTGTCAACCACAGGCAAGAAAAAAGGCAAGAAGAAATTTGCTTCTGCAGATCATGCCCGCAAAACTCGTGAATTGGATGAATCTTGGAAAGAATTGCAGAAAAAATGGGGCATAGAGGCCGAAGAAAAGAAACGAACTCGTGGATTGAGTGCTCCTAGTTTGAGCAGTTCATACAGTTTGAAAATTCCAGAAGGCCGTAATACCACAGCACACATTAAAAGTGTAGATACCGGTGGTAACGCTGTGTTGAAAGCCAGTCCAATCTACACAGGAACCAAAGTCAAAGGCATTGCCACAATGCACAAGAGCAATGCCGTTCCGGTGTTTAGTGATGAAGAAGCTGTAGATATCTCCAAAATGCGTCGATAACCGCCGGTTTACAACTTGAAAGAAAGAAAGTATGATATATATTAAACGTTTCGCAAAGAAACTAAGATAGTTGAATCAAAGTATGTCAAAAGCAGAAACGATTCCGCGGGTCTTGGCCAATGAGAAACCCGTATTTTCGGGATGCCAAGGGTCGCCAGAGGCACACAAGTTATGAGATTGTGCGTCCAATGGAGACAACTACACGAAAGTAGGGTTCTTTCAGAGCCTCGTGAAGTTAACTCCCTTTATGTAATGTAATCTGTATTTTGGATTACACCAAGTCAAAGGAGGACTTATGGAAAAATCATTTAAAGTAGTATCCTATGTATTAGGAGTGATCGCTGTGGTATGGTTAGTTACTAACATGACCACTGCTAAGTTTCAACAGCTGAAACAACAGAATGGTGCCTACAGCAAGGACGTGGTTTCAATACAAACACGTGAAAAACAGTTGGACTGTTTGGCCATCAACATTTATCGTGAAGCAGGGTATGAGCCCTTCGAAGGTAAAGTAGCAGTGGCGCAGGTAACTATGAATCGGGTAGCCGCTGGAAAATTTGGCAACGATGTCTGCGGAGTAGTATACCAAAAAAATGTATTCATGGAAAAAGTTGTATGTCAATTCTCATGGGCATGTGACTCGGTACATAGAAACAGACCAATCAACAAGGAAGCATACAATGAAAGCTATGAAGTCGCTAAAAAAGTTCTTTTGGAAGGATTTAGATTGTCTATTCTCAAAGATGCTTTGTATTATCATGCCACCTACGTTAACCCAAGATGGCCGTTAGACAAAATAGGTCAAATCGGACAGCACATTTTTTACAAACAGAAAGGAATCAAAATATGATCGACATCAATCAAGTCAAAGCCTTTGTTCAAACCAAAATCTCTGTGATCTCAGCAGAAACATTTGGTTGGCTTGCGGCTATTGTTCTGCACTCCGCCACGGTGCCTAGCATGTTGGCAGTGATGGCAGGACTGACCGATAAACTACCGGGTGTGGATTTGGTGTTGTTGGTTTGGACAGGATTGACTCTGTTGTTCGTCAAAGCCACAATCCAAAAAGACATGTTGAACATTGTCACTATTGGATTTGGATTTATTGTCCAGGCTGTGCTAATGGCCCTGATCTTCTTCAAGTAAATTGGTAAGGCACCCGGTTGACTTTGGTCGGCTGTGGTGCTATACTATTGTTATCGTTACACACACAGAAAGGCAAACGATGAAAAAGGCAATTTTAGTAGGCTTATTGGCAGCAGCCGTTACAGGGTGTTCTTCAATGAAAGATATCCCAGATCGCAAGACCTATGCGCAACCTAGTTGGTATCAAGACTGCGCTCAAGAAGGCGTCAAGGGTTGGTTCTGGTGGAAAGAAGACATGGTCTATGCCTGCGGTGCAGGTGAATCGATTCACGCACAGGCAGCAGAAGAACAGATGGATGCCATTGCCATGAACAACTTTGCAAAACGCATCAACGGTTCTGTAAATTCTGAAACTGTGATTGACATTGTTAATGACAAGAAAACTACTCGCACTATGATTTCTTACAAAGTCACAGATACTGCTATCCGCAAACATGTAAAAACCGAAAAAGGTCATTTTACCATGAACGGACGTCATTACACTTATGCTCGTCTTGAAATGAAGAAAGACGTATTCGAGCAGTTGATCGCCGAAGCCAAGCAAGCAAGGGCACAATAATGCGAGCTCTTGCTATCGCGGTGATGCCCACATTTCTGTTGGCTTGTGTCTTGGCGTTGACCGGATGCGGCTCAGCTCCCAAGGTGCAGGCACAGAAACCTCAATACTGCCATACCAGCCAAACCATCAAGACTCAGAATGGTGAACGTGTAAACAGCGAAACTTTGGTTGAATGCACCGACGATCAATTCAAACGGCTCACTGCTGTGAGAATGGGCATGGCTGGTCATTGTGGTATCGCAAATAGAACTGTTCAATCTGGAGATAAACTTGTTAACCTACAAATCAAAAGCTGTCAGATTCTTGACCACAACGGCGCTGTTGTTGGTTATGAATACGTCCACTAACGCACAGACAATTAACATAGAAAATCCCAAGTTCTATCCAGAGACCAACGGACCTTTGCTGGAACAAATTCTCAATATCAGTTTTGGTTGGTTCAAAGGTCTTGATGCTGATCAGAAAGATGCCTATTATAGTTCGCTGATATTGGCTCTGGAGGAAGTTCAACCTGGTCAATTCTCCAGATGGTATAAGAACAACGCCAGCGGCACAGTTAGAGTGGCATGGCAGTTTCCTAGAAATGGCGCATTATGCAAACGCCTGCACGTGAGTGTTATTGCACATAACATGCAGAAAGATCTACAAACCACTGCCTGCTTTAACGAAGTAGATAATAGGTGGCACTGGTCCAGCTAAATATTAGTTCATGAGAATACATACAAGCGACAAATTCATTGCATGGTCAACCTTAATCAGCGGATTAACGGTATCTGCAGTGGCCATCTATTACAGCGTGGCTGGACTTGTGGCCATATTCTCTGCGGCAGTTATTCCCATCATCGTGATGGGAGTGGCCTTGGAAGTCAGCAAACTGGCTGGCACTGTATGGCTCAAACAAAATTGGACTAGAGCACCGTATTTTATTCGAGCCTATCTGCTAGCAGCCATTGCCATATTGATGTTAATCACTAGTATGGGTATTTTTGGCTTCTTGTCTAAAGCACACAGTGATCAAAGTCTTGTATCAGGTGATGTGCAGAGTAGAATAGCCGTCTACGACGAAAAGATTAAAACTGCCAAGGATAATATAGATGCGAACCGTAAGGCGCTTAAACAGATGGATGAGGCTGTGGACCAAGTCATGGGTCGAAGCAGTGACGAAAAAGGTGCCGACAAAGCAGTTGCGATTCGAAGAGGCCAACAAAAAGAACGTGCTCGTCTCCAAACTGAGATTGCAGCCGAACAGAAAATTATTAGTCAACTATCTGAAGAGAGGGCACCGATTGCCGCTGAGGTCCGCAAAGTAGAAGCAGAAGTTGGACCAATAAAATATATTGCCAATTTTATCTACGGTGATAATCCAGATGCTAACGTATTAGAAAAAGCAGTAACATGGGTAATTATTATTATTGTTATTGTATTTGATCCGTTGGCTGTTATTTTACTGCTAGCAAGCCAATACAGTTTCCAATGGTTCCGAAAACAAGAAGAAGAAACTCCGGAGATTGTTAAAACAGAAGTCGTAACTGAAGAACCAGAGATAGAACCCAAAGAAGAAACAATCTCGTTTTACGGAACACCGAGCGCATTTTGGCCGTTTCCACCAGCACAAACACACACAGAAAAAGTTCCAGGCGAAACACCGTTGACTGCACTAGGAGGTGATATAACAGCAACAGAGGAAAAGCCAGCAGAAACGGTAGAAGACATACCGCTTGAGCAATGGAACAAAATGATTGCAGAAGCTGAGAAAGCTGTAGAACAAGAACGTGAGATCAAAGACTCAGAAATATTAGAAGCGGCAACCACATCGGAAGCTGCGGCTATGACAGCGTGGAAACATGATCATCCGGATTCTAGTCTTAAGTTTCAAAGACAGTTGTTGGCAAAAGGCATCATAGATCAGTTGCCTTGGGAAAATTATCTCAAACCTCAGGCAGACTTTGTGGATGAAGCTGCTGTAGAAGCCAAGAAATGGGCCGATGAAAATCCCGACATAGAAGAAGCAGCAAAGGCCAAAGAGTGGGCTGAAGAACGTGGTGTTTCTGATGTGTCGTGGATGGAACATGATGAACAGGGCAACCAGATCAAACGTATCAAAGAAAACTATCAACAGAATGCTGAACAGAGTGAACGTACCATTTGGCAACGAATTCAAGACGCCAAAAAATGAGTGACCGTATTCTAGTTGTTACTTCGCCTGACGATACCTTGTTACAAGGTATTCGAATTGTTCATGTAGAACTCACAGAAGAACACAGTGCTATCGTTTCCAACGCATTGATGCAGGCCACGCTGCCCCATACCATCATAAACTATGTTTGGAAAATGGGAGACCCTATTGCATGGTTAATGGACAAAATTGTCAAAGGTGATTTGATTATATTCAACGCTTCTCCTGAAAATAATGGTGCTATCGAATTAATCATAGGTTGGGTAGCGGCTCAACCACGATCTTACTATTTTGGCAATCTAAAAGATTTACATATGGTCAACGATCGTGCTATATACAGTGTTGAAGAAATTTTAACTTTATTGGAGAAAGTCTCAAATCATCATGAATAGATTTAGTAAATCAAAAGGCACTGGTGTTGTAGTCAAAGAAAACGAAAACATCAATCAGGCTCTGCGTCGATTTAAAAAGAAAATCGAAGAAGCTGGCACACTGGACACTCTACGTGCCAAAGAATTCTACGAAAAACCTACCACTGAACGCAAACGCAAAAAAGGTGCTGCCAAAGCACGTTGGCGTAAAAAACTCCGCGATCAACAACTTCCCCCTAAACTGTTTTAATCATTGACCATTGGTCAGAAAGGTAGTATAATAACTGTATGAACACAGATATTATGATAGACTTGGAGACGCTTGACGTCCTTCCCTCCGCCACAATCCTTACCATTGGAGCAGTTAAATTTGATCCATTTGGTGACGATGTAAACGAAAAGAAATGTGAGAAATTTTATGTCCGTGTTGATGTTGATAGCTGTGATCGGATTGGTGCTACGGTATCACAGGCTACCTTAGATTGGTGGGCCAACCAAAGCCAGGAAGCTCAGAACGAAGCATTTGATCCTGCAAACAGAGTATCTATTGAAGAAGCAATGACACAACTGTATAAGTTTTGTTGGGGCGGAAAACGAGTATGGAGTCACGGTGCAGGATTTGACGTTACGATCCTAGAATGGTATTTCCGTAAAATCGGCAAAGCTATTCCGTGGAGCTTCTGGGAAGTTCGTGACACCCGTACAATTTTTGATGTAGGCATTAATCCCAACCGTCCTCCAGTGCTAAAACATCATGCTCTCGAAGATGCGTGGAATCAAGCAGTGGGTGTGCAAAATGTCTACAAAGCTCTGCGGACCAGCACAATGAGCGACGGTAACTATATCGCACCATTTGCAAATCAAAGGTAATATATGGACAGTCAAACCAAAGAAGTAATGGACATTCTCCAAGAAGAATGTGCTGAAGTTATACAAGCGGTAAGTAAAATCAGCCGCTTCGGGCTTGATAATTACAAGCCGGGCAAACCTAAAACCAATAGGGCACACCTAGAAGAAGAGCTGGGCGACATGATAACCATGATCGATATCTTGCACAGCATGGATATTGTGAGCTGGACAAATATTGATCGTGCAGCTGAAGCTAAACGTGAAAAATTAAAAAAGTGGTCAAATATTCAGAATCTAGAGAATATCTGATATAAATAAAATTGTGAATTGCACCGTCAAGGGCAGTTCATAGAGCATAGTGCTCAAATAGATCTTACTTTAAAGGAGATAGAACATGTCTAAGATCATCGGTATTGACCTCGGCACCACCAACTCATGCGTGGCTGTTATCGAGAATGGAAAATCCAAAGTTATTGAAAATTCAGAAGGTGCTAGAACTACGCCCTCAATCGTAGCCTATACACAAGACGAAATCATTGTTGGCGCTTCAGCCAAGCGTCAGGCAGTAACAAATCCCAAGAACACAATTTATGCCAGCAAACGACTGATCGGTCGCAAGTTCAAAGAACAGGCTGTGCAAAAAGACCTCGACCTCATGCCCTACGAAATCTATGAAAATAGTAATGGCGATGCATGGGTTAGGGCACAAGACAAAGAACTAGCACCTCCACAGATTTCAGCAGAAGTTCTGCGTAAAATGAAACAGACAGCGGAGGATTATCTTGGTACAACAGTTACTCAAGCAGTTATCACAGTTCCAGCGTATTTTAACGACAGCCAAAGACAGGCCACTAAAGATGCTGGAAAGATCGCAGGCTTGGAGGTACTTCGTATTATCAATGAGCCTACTGCGGCAGCTCTTGCTTATGGTGTTGATAAAGATGACAAAGCTGATAGGAAAATTGCTGTTTACGACCTTGGTGGCGGTACTTTCGATGTGTCGATCATCGAAATCGCGAATGTAGACGGGGACAAGCAGATTGAAGTATTAAGCACCAACGGAGATACATTCTTAGGTGGTGAAGACTTTGACCAACGCATCATGGACTATCTGGTGGATGAGTTCAAGAAAGAAGCAGGTGTGGATCTAAGCAAAGACATGTTGGCCCTACAACGTTTGAAAGACGCTGCTGAAAAAGCCAAGATTGAATTGTCAAGTTCGGCTCAGACAGATGTCAACCTTCCTTACATCACAGCAGATGCTACCGGTCCTAAACACATGAATGTTAAGATCACACGTAGTAAACTAGAACAACTGGTTGACGAACTAATCACACGTTCATTAGAGCCATGCCGTATTGCTCTCAAGGATGCAGGCGTGAGTGCCTCAGACATCGACGAAGTCATCTTAGTAGGTGGCCAGACACGCATGCCTAAGGTACAAGAAGAAGTTGAGAAACTGTTTGGCAAAGCACCACGCAAAGACGTTAATCCAGATGAAGCAGTTGCCGTTGGTGCTGCTATCCAGGGTGCTGTGCTAGGTGGCGATCGCAATGACGTGCTGTTGTTAGATGTCACACCATTGAGCCTGGGCATTGAGACCATGGGCGGTGTAATGACCAAGATCATCCAAAAGAATACTACTATTCCGACTAAAGGACAGCAGACATTCTCAACAGCAGAAGATAATCAACCAGCAGTGGATATCAAGGTGTTCCAAGGCGAACGTGAGCTTGTACAATATAACAAGTTGTTAGGTGAATTTAAACTAGACGGTATTGCTCCTGCACGTAGAGGACAGCCACAAGTTGAAGTTACCTTTGACATTGACGCCAACGGTATCATGCATATCTCAGCCAAAGACAAGGCCACAGGCAAAGAAAACAAGATCACTATTAAATCTAACAGTGGACTATCAGAAGCTGAAATTCAAGCCATGATCAAAGACGCAGAGTTGAATGCAGAAGCAGACAAGAAAGCTCGTACGCTGATCGATACAAGAAATTCAGCAGAAGCACAGGTGCACGAAGTCAAAAAAGATCTTGAGGAATTCCGTGCAGAGCTTACAGAAGCAGAAGTCACAGAAATTGAAACAGTGATTACCGCAGTTGAAACAGCAGCTAAAGGTGACGATGCTGAAAAGATCACCGAAGAGCTTAACAAGGTTTTCCCGGCAATGAAAACATTGTTAGAGAAAAAGCAGGCCAAGGAACAGGCGGCACAAGCACAGCCTACCCAGCCTAGCCCAGATGATGTAGTCGACGCCAGCTTCACAGAGAAGAAGGCAGACTAATCATAAACGAGGTACTTTCGAGGCCTCAATTGTTCTTACTTTAAAAGGAGACTATTATGAACAATCAATTAACAAAATTAGATGCTCTAAGCAGAGCACTGGTCGGGTTCGACACCATGTTTGACCAAATGGAACGTCGTTACGCTAATAGTGTAACCAACAACTATCCGCCACACAATATTCTCAAGACTGGTGAGAATCAGTATGAGATTCAAATTGCTGTGACAGGATTTGAGAAATCGGAAATTTCTGTTACTGTGGAATCTAATGTTCTTACAGTTGCGGGCGAAGGAACAGAATCTATTCGCCATGAGAATCCGGAAATTGTATATCTACACAGAGGTCTTGCTACTCGTGATTTTGCCAAAGAATTTCCATTGGCAGAACACATTGAAGTAGTTGGTGCAGAAACAAAGAATGGCATGCTTACTATTAAATTAGTGAGAAACGTTCCCGAGTCTGCAAAGCCAAAAGTTATTGACATTGTCGATATTAAATAGTATACTATAAGGGAGGCCACCCTCCCTTATTAAATACAGAACACAGGAACGATATGTCAACAGATACCGCAGTAGAAGAATCAGTAGTTGTAGCACTTCAGCCACCCAGCTTGTGGAAAGTGGTGCTGCTTAATGACGATTCCACCCCAATGGAATTGGTTATAGAACTGCTTACAGGAATATTTAAGCACACCGAATCTTCTGCCAAAGAAGTTACATTAGAAATACATGAAACAGGTAGCGGAGTTGCAGGTGTCTACAGTTTTGAAATCGCCGAACAAAAAGGCATGGAAGCCACAGCAGTGGCCCGTCAGAATGGATCACCTTTGCGTGTGTTAGTGGATCCAGAATGAGTCTAAGAGAGATTACCAAAGATCTGCATCACGAAGCAGAAACCACTGTGTTTGCCAAGATGTTGCTGAGTGGCAAGATTGAAAAACAAGACTACAGAAATTATCTCTATAATCTTTTGGCCATATACGATCCTATTGAATGGTATTGTCAGCGTCAGGGGTTCCTGGTCACAATGCCAGACCTTCCTCGTCTCAAGGGTATTCTTGCAGACTTTCTAGAATTAGACGACGGTAGTTACTGTTATCTAACTCCTGCTACACTTGAGTATCAGACATACTTACACAAACTAGGCAATGATCCGGAACGTAAACATTTGGTTAAGGCGCATTTATACTGCCGTCATATGGGTGACCTATTCGGTGGTCAAATCATTAAGAAACAAGTAGCACATATTAGCAGTGGCAAGTTCTACGACTTTGATAATGGCGATGCGATGAAAATGGCCATCCGTCAAACACTAACAGACGACCTTGGAGACGAAGCTCGTGTAGCATTTGAATATGCTATTAAAATGATGCGAGATTTGTATCGTGGAGAGTAAGGTATGGGATACACTAATTGAGATCCAACATCTATTGGAAGATAACTTCAGCCGCACGGGTCAAGAGGTTAATGAGCCTGGGATGGAAAGATTTAATCAACCTGGCTGGGTTAATCGTGTGTGGACTAGTGATCGGTATCGTCGTGCTCACGTTGATGTAGTAGACGCTAGAGAAAGCAAGGGACTTTGGATGATGCATTGTTGCATCTTCCCGCATACGCATAATCCAGCACCGATCTACGGCTTCGATGTAATTGCTGGCAAAAACAAAATCACAGGTTGTTTCCATGATTACTCCAAAGCGGGTGATGCTGACCATCCTATGATGCAATGGTTTCATGATGAAGTGGCCAAATTAGAATGGCGTAAACAACGTGCCCTGCCCGAGTGGGCTACAAACATATTCAGTGGTAGCATGGTTGCTGCTGGTAATGTCAGCGATGAAGAAGAATTACAACAGATCACAGATCTAGCAAAAACTACAATAGAACACTATCTAAGCACAGTTGCTGAAACAAACAATACAGCGGCAGATACTACAGAAGCACAGAACTACTATGCACAAAATCAGAAGTGTAACCCGCATACACCGCGTGTAATGGTTAGTTTAGGACTATCAGAGGACGATGTTCAGCATTTTATCCAAGAATGCCTGTTCCCTGAAATCCGATAAATAACTGTATGAGATCCTTTGAATTTTTATCAGAAAAAATATCGCAAACCCCAGGAGAAACTCCTGCAAATTCTAGCCAATTGACTAATGTAAAGCAGGCAATTGTTAGTAAAATTGATCAGGTCACAGATATCGATGAATTGCATCAAATTTATTCTTATGTAAGAAAGATTGATATCGGCGGTGGCGTAGATTCGATTCTACAGAAAGACGAAGATCTTCGTCAAGTGCATACTGTTATTTCTAGAGCTATTATTGATGCCAAGGCACCATATGAAGAAAAAGAAGGCTTCGCTGTAGAATTAGCAACAAAAGGCATTATTAATCTTAAAAAACTACTATCACCCGGAGTATGGCAAAATCTTGAATCATTGGTTGTTACTAACTATCCCAATGTTTATAAACAAGTCGCTCCCGAGTTAATAGCTATTCAAGGACTGTTTAAAACAGGTAAGACAAAAACACAAAAAGGCCCAGGAGAAATGTTTTTGGCTATCTGTAGCCCAAAAATCATGTTAAGCAAAGACGCTGGCGATTTAGTAATTGCTGGTAAATTAATTGAAGTAAAAGGCAACGGCGGAAGAATTAAAGGTGTTCGAGGCTACGGTAACAGCACTTCAACTCTGTCGGCACTAAAAACAGCAGCCGCAAGCCTTCCTAGTAAGTTGGGATTAAAAGCCCCAATTACTGCGCCTGCTACTGTTAATGTGGGAAAAACATCAGATTTCTGGAATAACTTCGGGCCAACATTGATTAATGCAGGTGCCAAGCCAGCCAGTGTGGTAAAATTTATTAGAACATCTCTTAGCGGTGTTATAAATTCTATCTATCTTGATGCAACTCCTGCAGAACTTAATCAATTAACTGCCCCGGCAGTGAACAATCAAGGATCGGTTATATTTGATTCTTTTTACACAGCATTAAAAAAATACGCATTTGATTATTATAAAACACATGATGAATTTAAAGGAATATTATTCATCAACACCGGTTCCGGAAATATCATATACATTGAAACTGCCGACCAATTTGCACAAACTATGATCATACAAAAATTAGGGATCGATGGCGGTGCTCAGAATGGTATGCAGGTCAAGGTACCGTAATAAACTATCCTTTTAATCTAGATTAAACTAATCAGTTAACTTTAGATCGTCCCTACGTAAATACTAACAGTAACTACCGGGAGCGAATCGATGGTTAAGTTTATAATAGCCACCGCATTGATGGCTACAATTGCAACAGCAGCTAACAGTGCAGAATTACAACATAATTTTAACAGCCCATCCTTTAGTGGTATTGGTTTTAGTTCTCACGTCTTAACTATACACCAATTAGAAACACAAGCTAGGGATAAAAATAAGGCTGCTGCCGATGCTCTAAAAGCAAAAGCAGAATCTGATGCACTAAACACTCCGCAGGCTAAATTTAAAGCAAATTTAGAAAGTCGTATCTATTCACAACTAGCCAAACAAATTACAGACAGTTTGTTTGGTGTTAATGGTGTTCCAGTTTGCACTGCTAACAATTCAGGTAACTGTGGCGAGATGGAAGTGGCAGGTAATTTCATTACTTGGAAAGTAGTAGGCACTAATATTGTTGTTAGAATTGAAAATGTACTAGATCCAAGACAATTTACAGAAATGATCGTGCCTAGCGGCACATTTGGATTTGGGGGATAATCGATGAAAAAGACATTATTATCCTTGGCAGTTGTTGCAGTATTAACTGGCTGCGCATCGAGTTCAGCTATCAGAGAAAAAATAACTGGAAATCAGTTTGACGAACCAAAAGTCGAGTCTAGTAAATTTCTAAAGAAAGACGCTAATAAATTACAACCACCAGAAGGCGGTCCGTTAACAGTGGCAGTGTATGGATTTAGAGATCTAACAGGGCAGCGTAAAAGCCAGCCACTGATTGCGTCATTAAGTTCAGCAGTTACGCAAGGTGCTGAAAACTATCTAATCAAGGCCCTGCAGGATGTAGGTGATCAACGCTGGTTCACAGTGTTAGAACGTGTCGGTCTAGAGAACTTGATTAAAGAACGTCAAATGATTCGTCAAATGCGTGAACAATATCAAGGACGTGATGCCAAGCTGTTGCCTCCAATGATGTTTGCTGGAATTATCATGGAAGGTGGTATTGTTGGCTATGATTCAAATACCCTAACAGGCGGCAGTGGAGTGAGACTGTTTGGTATTGGTGCAAGCACACAATATCAATCAGACACTGTGACAGTGACATTAAGAACCGTGAGCGTGTCTACAGGCGAAATTTTAACAACAGTGACTGTGACCAAAACAGTCTTGAGTTATATGGACAAAGTAACATTATTGCGATTTGTTGGAGACGGCACAACTTTAGGTGCTAACGCAAATGCGTTAGAGGGTGAAGTCGGCGGCAGTATAAATGAAAGCATCAACAAGGCAATCGACGTAGCTGTACAGGCAGCAGTAATTCAAACTATCAACGAAGGTGCCCGCAAAGGTCACTGGGCATTTAAAAGCAATAAAGTAAGTGCTCCGGTTGCTGTTATTCCAACGATACCCGCACCAATAGTTGCACCTGCACCAGCAGTAGAGGAGAAGAAAGATGAGTTGGTTCAACCACAGACCAAATCCGAAACCAAAACCGAAACCGTATCCAGTACCTCCCAAGAAGTAAAGAAAGAAGAACCTACAGCTGATTTAAAAGTAACAGCGATGCAAACTGGCATAAAGCCCACAGTAGATTTATTTGGTGCTAGATATTTAAAAGAAGATTCATATGTTTATAAAGAAGCAAATGAAAAAAGTCAGCGCACCTGGCTGTTAAAGAAAGGCACTGAATTAACCATTATTGCTCCGGGACCAGAAGGCTGGCACAAAGTAAGCGATTCAGAAAAGAGATCAGGATTTGTTAAGCAGGATGTACTGGTTGACAAACCTTAATGGTGTTGGAATTTTAACATGTTGGAATTTTAACATGTTGAAATTTTAACAGCGGAGTATAATATTGTAATAGGAGCAAGTAAATATTATCAACGGACACAGGTCCAAGGAACTTGTCAGCAAAAAATAAACTGACATTAGAAAAAAAATGAAACAAACAATGACAGGCGGTAGTGAGTTGTCGAGAAAATTACTCACAGTGATGCTTTTGAGCTTTGCCACCATAAGTGGTGCTCAGACAGCAACAGGCCCTAACAAAGTCTATATCGAACAAGTTGGTAGTAGCAATACTATCACTATCGAACAGGTTGGCGGGACAAACAATGTTGGCGGTGTTACTACAACAGTAGCAACCGCAGTATCTGGAACAGGTATTACCACACTGACACCAGATGCTCCTAGCGCAACAAACTACGGAACTATTACAGGCAGCACAAATACGGTTAACATCACACAAACCGGCAATGCTAATAGCAGCCAGTATAACATTCGCGGTAGCAATAATAGTTATACTACCAACATGTTAGGTAATGGTAATCAAACTAGACTGACTGTTGGCAATCCCAATAATGCTACTAACAGTCAAAACGTTATTACAGAACAAATTATCGGTAATAACAACATGATTCTACAAGAGCTAGTCGGTAGCAATATCACAACTAACACAGTGTTAGATGGTGACAACAACCAAGTTACTAGCAGTTTGTTAAGTAGCAGAGGTCAAGTATCTAATATTGTTAACGGTAATGCCAACGTATTCAACATTCAGCAAATGGATGCAGCCGGTGCTAACGGACATATTCTTGCCATGAATACCGTTGGTGACTATAACAGTATTACCACTCAGCAACAAGGTACCAACGATACCACAGTTAATATACAAACACAGGGTAGCAACAACACTATCACAGTTCGTACAAGTAGTTCGAACATTGTATCACCAGCCACAGCGATTGCGAGGTAATTATGCGTGTCATATTGTTAGCCCTATTGCTAACAGTGGCCAGCCCTTCCTGGGCTGGCATTGGCACGGTTTCAGAAAACAAAGGCACAGCCTGTGAAGTTGAACGCAACAAGAAAAAACTTTCAGGAGTCAAGGGGGCTGACATTGAAAGCATGGACACCTACACAACCGGTGCCTGTGTAAGTAATATAACATTCAAAGATGATACCAAAGTCAAGGTTACAGAAAACAGCAGATTGCTTATCGACGATTTTGTTTTCGATCCTAAGAAATCAGATGCAGGCAAGCTCGCGCTCAAGGTTGGTATGGGCACTGTCCGATACGCTAGTGGACAAATTGCTAAAAATAATCCGCAACAGGTAAACATTAAAACCCCAACAGCCACGGTGGCAGTGCGTGGCACTGACTTCACTATGACTGTGGACGAAACTGGGCAAAGTCTTGTCATGCTGGTTCCTAGTTGTAAAGACGAAAAAGATGTTAAACAATTTGAATTAGACGAACAACGTTGTAAAGTAGGCAGTATCACAGTAAGTACAGGCATCGGATCAGTGACTCTAGACAAAGCGTTTGAAGCTACCTATGTCACTAGTGCTTCAATGATGCCAACTGCCCCGGTTGTTGTTAATACTATCGAAGGCAATATAGGTAACAATTTAATTCTTGTTAAGCCTCAAGAAGTTATGCTCGCAATAAAACAACAAGCAAGATCAAAACAAGATCGAGAATTTGAAGATATTGAAGTAGAAGCACAACGTCGAATTGCCATGAGAGTTAGAGAAACAAACGAAGCTATTGAAAGTGCTCGGATACTTGCCATGATGGAAGCAGCTGGAAAGATTGGTTGTAATGCTAGCACATCAGTATGTGTGGCGTGGGAAAAGAATGATTCATCTGATATACAAAGTAAAGGTAAAGGCACAGCCTACAGAAGTAATGTAGATCACTACGCTGAAGTAAAAACATCCGGATACGATTCGAATACTTTTGTATCAATCAGTCACAACGATCAATATGCGTTTAATATAATCGGTAGCGGAGATCCAGGCGGCAATGTTGTAAACATTATTCAGAAGACCGGAGTATTGAGAAGACCATGAAGCGTTTCTTATTAATATTTTCTTTTCTAACGGCATTTTGTCTGAGCGCACATAGTCAAGCAACAGGTCTTGTTGATTTAAAATTTGGCCGCTTTCAAATTGCTGACAGTCAATGGAACGTCAGCGCCTGTATGTATACAGCAACTTGTCAAATTTATAGTAAGCAACCAGGAACAGCATACAAGATCCCTTGGACTAGTGGACAATTAGCATGGGCGACTGGTGATTATGTGGCATTTGCTGCTACTGGTAATTCAACTAACCCCTGGAACGCTGTGCAATTTAGTTCAGGAGGCACACAGAAAGCAGTGATGGGAACTGGACGTATTATTAATATGGGCACAGACTATTTCTTCTTTGTAGGTAACGATAACAATACTGGCCAGTTGTTTAGTATGACACAAGGATTTGCCAATACTAGCGGATTGTCATGGACTGGCACAGTGAATCCCACAGTGGCGCAGGTTAACTCATACGCTGCTAACGGATCAACAACTCCATTGGCTGCTGGGCAAACTGCCGCACCGGCAGGTCCTCCTCCACCTGCGCCTACAGCAATCTACATGAACAGTGCCACAGTTAATATTACTAGAGCAATACCAACTAGTAATAATAGTCCCGGCGGTGAAGGTCCTAATAATGCATTTGATAATAATCCAAATACAAAATATCTAAACTTTGATAAGAAGAATGCAGGTGTTACTGTTCAGTTAAATTCCGGTAGAATAGTGACAGGATTTACAGTTACCACAGCCAACGATTTTAGTGGACGTGATCCTACAAGTTATAAACTATACGGCAGTAATGATGGTTCGACTTGGACATTGATTAAGCAAGATTCTATCACATTAAGTGAAAATCGTTTTACTACTAGCTCAGTGATTAGCACAGGTAATACCACTGCTTACACATATTACTTTATGCTGTTTCCAACTACCAAAGCAGGTGATGGGTGCGGGCTGAATTGCGACAGTATGCAGATTGCGGAGATTACCTATTACTATGATGCCAACAGCACAACAACATCAACAGCATCTAGTAATACAATTGTTGATCCAGTGACCGCAGCTAACAACACATTATGCTGTGGAGGATCAGCAGCATCTTTCAATGCAAATACAACAAATACAGCCAAAGTTTTAACATTTACTAACAGAACAACTGCCGATAGTAAAGTTAATATTGAACAACTTGGAACACAGAATGAAGTTATCGTCAATCAATCTGGTACACGAAATAATTATGTTAATTACTATGGCAACGGCCTAAGCAACGATGTTAACATCACACAAACTGGTAATGCCACGACACAGGTAAACTATGTTGACTTGAGAGTTGTGGGCAATTTTAACTCAGTAGATCTACAACAGACCAGTACTGGTGGCAGCAAAGGAATATTTGCCGATGTCGGTAGCAATAACAACAGTTTACTAGTGCAACAAAAAGACAGTGGTAGTCACTATGCTGAAGTCACACTGAGCGGCGGTAATAAAAATGTAGATATACTACAACAAGGTAGTGCAGGCCATATGGCCAAAGTTAATCTAAGCGGCACGCCTACTGATCTGAGCTTAACACAAAGTGGCAGTACTCAAAACTACTATTCAATCACGCATAACTGTACCACTGCCGGCGGATGTGCTAAAATTACTGTGACACAGGGACAATAAACAGCATAAATATTTCATGCTGAAAAAAATCCTCCTAAGTCCTTGGACTGCCCTATTAACATTGGCACTTATTGTAAGTATAAGAATCGCCGATCCTGTCTTTGTAGAAAGTGTAAGACTACGCTACTTTGACACACTAATTACACAAAAAGCTCCAACTGCCAACAACATCTATACAGTAAACATAGATGAAGCAGCCTTAGACAAATATGGCCAATGGCCACTACCCAGGGCAGAGTATGCAAAAATTATTAAAGATTTGTATGATCGTGGTGCTGGCCTTGTTGTGCTCAATGTTATCATGGCTGAGCCTGATCGCACTGGTGGCGATGCTGTTCTCGCAAATGCCCTAAAACAATATCCAGTTGTAATGGGCAGCGTGCCATCGCAAAAAACCAAGAACTCTCCTCGCAATCCTGGCTCAGCAGTGTTAGGTCCAGAGCACTTAGGTCAAATTATACAGTATCCTGGATTAATTGCTAATGTACCGCAGCTAGAAAACGCAGCAGCAGGTATTGGTATTGTTAGCACACTACCAGAAGTAGATGGTGTTAATCGTAGACTTCCCCTAGTTGTATCTGTTGATGGCAAACTGTATCCCAGTATGTCTATGGAAGCACTTCGTGTGGCCGCTGGCGACTCAACATTTCAAGTCAAGCTCAACGAGCTTGGTGTTGAGAAAATGCGTATACCCAAGTTTGGTCCTATTACAACAGATGCATTAGGTCGTGTGTGGATCGATTGGAGTCAAGAAAACCAGCAGGCGAGTCTATTAGACTTGCCCAAAAACTTTAATGGTGCTATCGTGATTGTGGGTCCAACCGCAGCTGGCATTGCCAATCCTTTGCCTACAGCCAAAGGTGCAGTGTGGCCACAAGATGTGCAAGCGGCAGTAATGGCAACTATGATCAACGGAGTAGTGATTCAACGTCCTGACTATGCCGACGGAGTTGAAATACTAGCATTACTAGCATTCGGCATATTATTAATTTTCTTGTCGAGGTGGACTTATGTTGGCATTGGTGCTACTGTGGTTATTGTTGGTGCCGTCGTTCCTGGTACTATCTACGCTTTCAATAATTGGCTCATCCTATCAGACGCGACTGCGCTCGCGGCTGGGCTTGTTATCGTTGCTCTTCATACTTACGGCGTTAAGTTTGTAAGCGAGTTCTTACAAAAGCAGGCCATAAAGAAACAATTTGCTGGTTACTGCTCGCCTGAAGTAGTTAGACTGTTACAAGAGAATCCGGATCTAATCAAGAAGGGCATTAAGAAAGACGTAAGTGTTATGTTTAGCGACCTACGTGGTTTTACACCTATCGGCGAATATTTTGACAAACCAGGCAATGGTGGTCCTGAAGGTCTAGCCAAGTATATGAACGGATACATGGATGCTATCACTATTCCTATCATTGATGCCAACGGCATGGTTCTCAAGTATGTAGGTGATGCTAGCATGCACATACACGGTGCTCCGTTGGATGATGATCGACACGCACACACTATTGTTAAGGTAGGACTCGAGATGCTAGATCGTGTAGACGAGTATACCAAGATCATGGAAGCAAAAGGTTTACCTCCTGCTGCCATGGGTTGGGGTTGTAATACTGGAGATGGTTACATTGGTGAGATGGGTTCGACTGCGAGACACGGCTATGACATTTTAGGTGATATGGTTTCAACAGCCGCACGTTTAGAAGCACGTTGTAAGGCTTATGGTGTGTTGTGTATTATTGGTGCTGAAACATATAACCGCACCAAAGACGATTTCTTCTACCTGCTGTTAGACAACTTACAGCCCAAAGGCAAAACTGTAGCAGACTTGATCTATACAGTATTACGCACACGTGGTGCAGACTACAGCAAAGACAAAGAGCAACATGAAGCAATGCATGCCTTGTATAAATCTAAGAAGTTTGACGAAGCTGCCGCTATGTGTAAAAAGCTAAAGGGCAACTTCGGTGGACAGATGGACAAATACTACAAGATTTGGATCGAACGTTGTGACTTTATGAAGCAACAAGATCTAGGCGACCATTGGAACGGTGAGTTTATAGCTCACGAAAAATAACTTTACAATTTTATTTGTAAAGTATATAATAAGCAAATGCGCAGAGTCTTTTCTCTTTGGGTAATTCTTACCTTATCATATTATGGGCCGGCAATCGCCTCCAATACTAAACCTGTGCCTATTACCGCAACTAGCTGGCTAGTAACAGACGGAACTGGTAAAACAATACAAGGTGAAAATACCGATCAACTAAAAAGTATTGCTAGTATAACTAAACTGGTTACTGTTATGGTTGTATTAGATACCAATCAAGACTTAACTGAAAATCTTAAACCTTATACAAGAGGGGAAATGATTCAACTGGCATTAGTGAAATCCGATAACAAATCGAGTCTAGATTTATGTAAACATTACCCGGGAGGCTCAGCTGCTTGTGTTCGAGCAATGAACGAAAAAGTAAGATCACTAGGATTGACAAAAACACGATTTGTCGAAGCTAGCGGACTTAGTGTAATGAATGTTAGTACTGCTGAAGAATTAGTTAAGATTGTTATCGAAGCTGCAAAATATCCAGAAATAATACTGGCTTCACGCACTAGTAATATTAAAATAAAAATTAAAAAGAAATGGCTGGTGTTTCGAAACACCAATCCTATCATAGGCAAGCGTCACGATTTTGTAGTCAGTAAAACTGGGTTTATTAATGCATCGGGCGGTTGCATAGTTTTGATGATGGACACTGACGTTGGAAGAAAGATTGTTGTAGTTTTGGGTAGTAAAAACACGCATACCCGTATTCCAGAAGCGGAATTTATTTCTACAATTAATTAACGAACAAGTATAGCAAAACTAAAGGCAAATGCTGGTATTGCTAGTGCTGAAAAACTTATAAAAATTAAGGCCCTATCTATTAAATCTGCTTTGGCTTTTATCCTAGCGTTTGTCAAGTCTGCTTGTAACTTAGCACGTTCTTTATACATACGCACACGTTCGGCCATCATCTGATCCCACACATCACTGTTCCCAGAGTATATCAATAATTCTTTCAGTTGTTTCTCAGCATCACGCAGGGCTTTGCTTTGCATGGCAATCTGTATAGACATTGATCTAATCTGACCGTCAGTGAGAATACTTTTGCTGTTTTGTGCTGCCACATTAGCACCATGAATTGTGTCACTGTTTTCAAAGAACTTGGCAAACTGTCCGTAGAGGCTGTTGACATCTTTGCCTAGAGCAATGGCTTTTTTGATATAGCCCACTGACTGCTGTGCGGCTGTAAAAGCAATACCAAGTGTGATGGGATCAATCATGCTTTCTTAGGCGCCTTATCTTTAGGTGGAGGCTTAGACCATTCTACGCATACAACTCGACGATTATAAACATCGCCTGACCATGTCCATTTAACACACCGAGGCTCGTTTGATAACATGCCTGCTAGTAATAACGAGGCAACTGCATTTATCATAATCGCTCCTCCTACTAAAATACTTTAAGAGCTGCCTCCTGCCGCCTCTTTTTTATCTGATGGATCAATTTTTGGCTTAGCATTGATCTTATCTGCCTCATCCATTGCATCGTGAAACTTCTTGTTGGCCTGTGCTTCTACCAGTGCTGTTTCCATAACGCGATCGCTTTCAATCATCTTGCCACGTAGATGTAAAACTGTATTGACCTTTTGATTGAGTCTGATTAAATCGTTGTCCAACATACGGATACGATCAATAAGGGCAATAAGAACAGTATTAGCGTCTGAGATAACAGGTTTAACTTCTTTGGTGGCCCATTCCCAAACATATTTGATAATGAACCCCATGCCAACTGCCATGACAATGGGAAAACCATATTTGTTGACTAACTCTACTACATCCATATATTACTCCTTCCAGAATCCCCAGGGATCGTGTATTTTCTTTTCTTGAACTTTAGGTTTATGATAATACCAAACTGCTACAGATACTAATACTAAAACCTCTAGCATCCAAAATACTAGAAATGCTTCAAACAACATAGTTCGCTCCTATTTGTTGATTGATACTTAAAACGCTAAACCTAAAATTAATCCTATACTAAGCCCAAGCAGTCCTGCTTTCCACATGTCCCTATCGTGCCATACTGGTTGGCTTTTTAAATAAGTTTTAGTATGCTCAGGTAAACTGTCATACCATGTTTGGAATTTACTCATCACTATTCACCTTATACCCTCTTACAAACTGTTCTACTGGATCTAATTTAACTAACATAGCTTGTCCGTCAACATTGACTATTTTAAAACAGTCGCCGTGTCGCCATCCTAGTTTGTCTATATTCAACTCAGGGTCAAACTTAATCCTATTAGGCTCTAAGTCCCACGTGTAGTCAATGTATTGCATTAATCACGTCTCGCATCGTTTTTGCCGTCTGCTCGTGCAATACGGTCTACGTCAGGACGTAGTCCTAGTGCGTTTGAAACAATGGTGTCGATACGGACAACATCGTGATTCATGGTTTTTACACGATTGTCTAGGGCTGTGATAATGCCCGCCATACCTTTGATAGAGCCTAATACGCCCTGTAGCAATAGTTTAATGGTTAAGTATACAAAATACCCACCTGCTAGTGCTGCGGCTACTGGCATGCCCAGATCGCCTATAATCTTGAAAATATCGCCCATTGTTTCGCTCCCGGGTTGTGTAATATGAGTATTTAACCAATTGACAGATTTTTAAAGTGATGCTATAATATGTGTATATTTCTAATAAAGGCAAAAATGCGTATACAGATTGTATCCGATCTACATCTCGAATTTGCAGACATTTTGATCAAGAATGAAAACAACGCCGATGTGTTGATTCTTTCTGGTGATATCATGGTAGCGTCAAAAGTCAATAAGCTGGAAAGCGAATACGGCATTCGGTTCCGTGACTTTCTACAACGATGCAGTTTCCAGTTTCCTCATGTGATTTATATTGCAGGTAATCACGAATTCTACATTGACGGTAAATTCTTTCAAGGCATCGATGAACTTCGGACAGCTTGTGCGCAGTTTGATAACGTGTATTTCTTAGAGCGTGATACCAAAATTATTGACGACGTAGTTTTTGTAGGTGGCACACTTTGGACTGACATGAATAAGTTTGATCCTCTAACGCTACATGCTGTTAGAGATATGATGATGGACTATCGAGCAACTGTAAATGATCAGGCAGGGTATCGTAAATTGAAACCTGCTGACACTGTAGAACGGCATAGACAAACCGTTGACTATATCAAACAGATTGTTGCAGAACACAAAGATAAGAAGTGTGTGGTTGTTGGACATCATAGTCCCAGCTTTCAAAGTGTTCACGAACAATACAAGTCAGAATATATCATGAACGGTGCGTATCACAGCGATCTAACAAATATAATGTTAGACAATCCGCAGATCAAATTGTGGACGCACGGACATACTCATCATCCATTTGATTATGTCATAGGCGAATGCCGTGTTATCTGTAACCCCCGTGGATATGATAACTACGAAGATACTGGATGGGATCCGACGAAAGTTGTTGAAGTATGAAAAAAATCTATTACGAAAAACGTGGGCGCAGGTATGTGCCTGTGGCAGAATACGACAACGATCTGCTAGACAGTTTTCCCAAAGGCAATCATTTGGTTATGAGTTATCCCGGCGGCACCTCACGTAGATTTAACATTGACCCTGCATATGCGGCTATGATTGCGGCAGGTCGTGTGGCAGAAGATGCTATCTCTAATAAAATAAGAGAAGCTACAGATCTACGTCCTATGAATCGTGAAATAGACGAACAAACTCAAAAACGTTGGCAGGAAGTTATCAAAGTTCTACCCGATGACATGCGCTTTATGTTTACTCATGGTAGTGCTAGAGATGCTGCAGAAGCTGGAGTAAAGGCCATGCAAGCAGAAGCTGACAAATTAATGAAGCATGAAAGTGTTCGTAAAGCCTACGATCATTTTATGTTGATGTGCAAATTAACCAAACAAGATCTTGACAATTAAACGGATGTGTGCTATACTATAGCATCTTAATGAAAGGATTATTATGATCACGCTTAAAGAATGGATGGAACTGGTAGACTATCGCATCACTGAAGGCAGTAACTACTGCTGGAAGTGTTATGGTGACAATGCCTACACACTAGACTCGTGGAATGGTGACCATGAAGGTCATAGTTTCAGCATTGTCTTTGACACCAAGACACAGACTGTCTACGAAGTGCAGGCACACGACTATGTTCACAATCGTGCATATCGTTTGATCAATCCGGAATTTAAATCTGCCCACGATCGCGAATCAAAAGATCGGGGTGTGTTAGAAAATCAGGCTTGGGACGATGTTAACTACGTCGATTTGGATGTAGACGATGATTTCTTCCAGAAAGGGCTAGCGATTCGAGAAGGTGAAGACTACGACACTCGTGTGCAAATTGAAGTGAACTTCGATGATGCAGAATTGTTGGAGTATATGAAGATTGCACACGATCGTGATATCACATTCAACGAGCTTGTAGAGATCGCACTACAGGAAGCAATTGATCAACACCGTATGTTGAACGATATTCCGTTTTCCGTAGAAAAGAAAAAGAAGAAGAAAAAGAAAGATAGATAATGACTACAGAGTCGCAGAAGTTCATGCAAGATCTAAAGACTGGTGTTCGACATGTTGTAATCAACGACTGCTATGGCGGATTCGGCCTTAGTGATCTTGCTCGTGAACAATACAAGCAGTTGGCCGGTATTACAGATCCAGGTTGGTATGATCGTGATGTGGCTAGAGACGATCCCTATCTGGTCAAGGTAGTCAAAGAACTCGGTTCTGCTGCTAGCGGCGGACATGCCAAACTCAAGATAGTAGAAATACCCGGCGATGTGTTGTGGCACATTGGTGAGTATGACGGAGTAGAATGGGTGGCTGAAGATCACCGTACTTGGAAATGAGCAAACCTGTAGTCACACTCGGTGAGATTCTAACTACCCGAGTTAGAACAGTTTATCCCTATCGTGTGAACTTTGATAATATCACACGTAATCAAATTGAAGAAATGGCCACATGGTGTATCAACAACTGCAAAGACCTATGGCGTGAAGAACATTATCATGCATTGTATTTTCAGTTCACAGATGACTACGATGCCATGATGTTTATGTTGAAATTTGGTGGTAGGGGTAACGTATGAAAAATCTAGAACAGGAAATCTTAGATGAACTTGGCACGAAGATGCAAAGTGAAATAGATCGAGAAATACTCTGGGGTATGCTTGTAGGCATGGGATGGCGCAGAGTCATGTTAGATAGATTAACAGACAACAATCATGCCGTCGATATCACATATTGGTTAGAAGCAAATTGTAAAAATCCCTTTGAACGCAACGGCGCAGACTTTATCTTTGAATCTGAGGTAGATGCTGTGAATTTTACTCTAAGATGGCAGTAACAAAAATCAAAGGTTATCAATTTGAACCTGCTCGCGGTTACATGGGTCCTAGCCCCAAAGGACACGCATATAGATATATGACGATCAACGATCGAGTAGAAGAAGTTCGAGAGGTAGTGGTACATGAGTTTACCATGGGGGATGTAGACGATCCCGATCTATATGCTGCAGAACCACTTTGGCAATGGCAACAAAGTGAAGAAGGCCAATGGATCATGACTCACGCAGTAGAAACTCCCTGTTGGTATAGAATTCCAGATCAAATGCAGTATGGCTATCGATTCGAGGTGCGAGCCAAACTGTCAGGTGCTAGACTCACCGAATACATGTTGAGGCACGGCAAGTGATAGACCCAAATCCAACTCCTACCATTCTAAGAGCTCAGAGAGCAGAAGAGCATCTCAAGGTTGATCAAAGATTGATGCAGTTATTGGACACCTATCATGCTATCGTACTCAAAGACGATGACTTTTCAGAGAAACTTACATGGTGTCTTGAAAACTGTCAAAGCAAGTTTCGTGATCTCAGCGATCCAAATGGGCGAGCATGGTATTTTCAAAACGAACAAGATGCCACTATGTTTGCCATGAAGTGGGCTTGACATCTACGCTAAATGATGTTATACTATGTTATGTAAAACCTAGGAGCCACTGAGATGAGACAAGAACTAGACGCACTGTTGTGCGAGAAGTATTCAAAGATAATGGTCAACCGCCACGGAGCAGTGACTGAGACTTGTATGTGTTGGGGCTTTGAATGCGGTGACGGTTGGTATAATATTCTTAATCAACTTATGGGCAATATTCAGCATCACATCGATTGGCGAAAGACAAAGGGTGAAGATGTTCCGCAAGTAACCTTAGATCAAGTTAAAGAAAAGTTTGGCACATTGCGATTCTACTATACAGGCGGCGACGAACACATCCGTGGCATGGTGCGTATGGCCGAAAGCATGAGCGGTGTCACTTGTGAAGAATGTGGTAATCCTGGCGAGCGCCGAGGGAGCGGCTGGATTTATACTGCCTGTGATGCACACACCAAACCCGAACACCTAGATAGCAATAAGGAAGAACATGTATAAAACAATTTATACCAGTGTTGAAGTCGATGTTGATCTCTCAGAATTTGACACTGAAGATCTTGTTGAAGAACTAGAAAGCCGTGGTGCGGGAGTCGAATCTGAGTTCGGTGATGGCAAAGAAATTCTGCGGGTAATCTATGAAAAGCGTAGATTGGGACAAGATTATCAAACGGAATTAGATCAACTTATCTGGATGGGATTAGGTAAAGTTGTATGAGCAAAAAAAAACACAAAGAGTATCAATGGATTGATGGCGAAACTGCCGATCGAATTACCAGTCTTAATCTCAAAGACTATCGTGCTTATTTGAAAAAAGAATTAGCTGAATGGAAGAAGAATCCCAAGACAGAAGATAATCCAGATGGTTATTGGTTGCATCCAGAAGATGTCACAGGTAATATACGCAGGATTGAAGCTCTCAATCTAATCATCAACGACTTTATTGAAACATCGGACGAAATAAAATGAAAATGGGATTTAGCCTAGGACGTTGCGTCCGTGATATTGTTAAGGGATCGGTTGACATCGACGATGTGGCATTTATCATTGCTGCCACTTCTATACATGATGAACCGCAGTTGGCCAACGTCATCGAACAATACATGCATCGCAATGACGATTATCTTTACGGTCTTGACGAGAGCAAGTGTCAAGCAGTGGCTCTAGAACTGTGGAGCACAAATAAAATACTACAGCCTCGTAGACAAGGACTGCATCGTCATCGCCAACCTGAAAACTCAGTGTGGGTAGACATGTTTCCTACAGAGCTCAGTGAAAATCATTCAGTCAAGTCTGCCTGGGATGCCTACAGATTTATGCTACATATGGTAGAGAATGTCGATAATGAAGCCGTAGAGGTTTTTAAACAATAGGAGAGCGTATGATTAAACAAGGATCTAAATGGGTGAGTAACGGGGATCATATATTTCGAGTGATTCATGTAATCGAAATTGAAGATCACACTTGGGTTCATTATATCAAAGAAAATGCACCCGAAGATAACAATCGTGAATACAGTTGTTACGAGGAAAGTTTTTTGAGCAGATTTAGATCATTGCCGGAATGATTAATTTTAATTTCAATATCCGATTACCTGGAGTAAATCGATTTCGTAATATTCGATGTTGGGTCGGATCATTGCCAATGCCTTTCAAGTTCTGGGAACTGCAGGTATACTTCAGTGCAGACGTTGTTGATATTGCCGTTGATATTACCACAAGACAAAGCCATAGCGGTATGCGACTGTGTCTAGGACTGCTTGGAATCAATGTGGATTTTAACATCTACGATTCAAGACACTGGAGCGAAGGTAAATGGCACTCTCAGACCTAGACACACTACTGCTGGTATTTGTAGTTCTGCAGATCAAACATTTTCTAGCAGACTTTGTCTTGCAGACTCCCCGCATGATTCATGAAAAAGGCATCTACGGTGCCAGGCATGGCATATATCACAGTCTTTGGCACAGTGCTGGTACACTATTGGCATTTGTATGGTTGCACCCAATCATCGGGCTGGTAGCTGCATTTTTTGATTTTCTACTGCACTATCACATAGATTGGGCCAAAACCAAGATCAATGCTCACGCCAAGCTGACACCACAAGATCGTGCTTTTTGGGTATGGTTTGGTGCTGATCAATTGGCACACCAACTCACCTATATCATGCTGATTTGGTGGATATTCTTTGGTTTGTGATTGTAATTAAAGTATAATATTATAAAGCATAAGTAAGAGTATATCATGGAGCAAAAAGTGAGAAAACTGGAAGATTTTAATGCCGAGGATCGGATTGATCTCAAACTGTTGGAAAACAACACATATTTCCTCAACGGCGAAATTGATGAAGACAGTATTGGTCCTGCAGTAAAGTGGCTGATCTGCGAAAATCTCGATGTCAGCAAAGAGAAAATCCTTACTTTGTATATCAACTCTACAGGCGGTGATCTCTACCAGGCCTTTGGGCTGATAGATATCATGAGAGCCAGCCCTCATATTGTACGTTGTGTTGGCATAGGCTCAGTGATGAGTGCTGCTTTTTTAATTTTTGCTGCCGCAGATCAAGGACAAAGATATGCTGCCAAAAACACCAGTTTCATGTGTCACCAATTTTCCGAAAACATGGAAAACAAATATCATGATCTGAAAGCCACCATGAAGGAAAATGATATCTGCAATGATAAGATGATCAATATTCTTAAAGAAGCCACTGGGCTTGCTCCATCGGTGATCAAGAAAAAATTACTGCCACCATCAGATGTCTATCTCACAGCACAGGAAGTGTTGGACCTAGGCATAGCTGATCATATTTTAGAATAAGGACGATATGAAAACAGATTCCAAAGTAGTTGTATTGGGTGGAAAACTAGAAGCTGAGGCCAAACGCAAACAGGACCTCCTTGATGTCATCGACGCCATGCGGTTGATGGTTCAGAGTGGAGAGATTGCAGAGTTTGTAGCAGCCAGCATAGACGAAGATGGTATCACACAGATACATGTGTGTGCCTTGGACCTACCTGGCAGTATAGGCCTGTTTGAGATTGGCAAGCACCTGTTGATCTCAAGTGAGACTGGCATCTCTGACACAGAATAAACTGTGGCAAAAAAGCCACATAAAGTGGCTATATTTCTATTGACATATAAATAAAAAGACATTACAATACATACAGTTGGTTAGGAAGGCGTCAAAATTTATTTTGCCAAATGTGCAAATAGAGGTTGACAGCAAGACTAAATAACTGTATAATTAATACATAGACAGCAGAAATGCTGTCGTGTAAATCAAGGAACAAAGAGAAAGAACATGAAACTCAGATCATCTTTTAGTCATTTTAATTCAATACCCAAACAGGTAGGCGTAATGGCCTCTTGCTGGTTATCGATTAATAGTCTATCATATGATCGCACACCAGAGCTAGAGCCGGGGTCCGTGGAGATGTTAGTGTAAACATAAAATACACTTAAACTTCAAAGGACCCCAGGATTAAACACCCTGGGGTTTTTGTTTTTATAAAGGAAAAAATGGAACAGATAGATTACGAAAAATTAAACGAACGAATCGTTGAACAGGCTTATGAAACTGCTTTTGGAGAAATGACTCAAGAGCAGCTTCAGAAACTTATTCAAGATAAGTTTGAAAGAGCTAGGATTTATCGCGAAGCATTGGCTCAAGCGCCAATGTATAGTGTAAACTAATAGCAAAAGTGTTAAGGGAAACGAGGTCCCAGTCTGCACTTTAAACATGGACGAACGGGCGGCGACTAGGATGGAATCCCTTGTGTGGGAGGAAAAATTAGTTCGTATTAAAGAGCATAGAACTGGCCTGGACTGAGATGTCGCAGACTGTGCTCTTTAATACACACATTCGCAAGAGTGTGTTTTGGAGATGTAGGAAAATTGGTATCCCCAGTGGACTGTAAATCCGCCGCTTCGGCACTGTTGGTTCGACTCCAGCCGTCTCCACCAAATTTGGTCTGTTCGTATAGAGGTTATTACTGCGGATTGTCTATCCGCTTACGGGGGTTCGATTCCCCCACAGACCGCCAATTTTATTCCGAGAAACCCGAGCAAGGTGCATGGGCGTGACTGTTAATCACTGGTTAGAAGAGTTCGATCCTCTTACTCGGAGCCAATAATGTATCTCTAATGTAATGGCAGCATCACAGTCTCCAAAACTGTTCGTCGGGGTTCGAGTCCCTGGAGGTACGCCAAGTTTTATGGACCGTTCGTCTATCGGTTAGGACACTAGGTTTTCATCCTGGTAAGAGGGGTTCGACTCCCCTACGGTCTTCCATATATGCGGGATTAGTTTAATGGTCAAACGAAACCTTGCCAAGGTTTAGTTAGGAGTTCGATTCTCCTATCCCGCTCCAGTATTAGAGTGTTGAATGATATGTTAGTCTAGTTTGAGAACAGTTCTGAAATTTGTGCATTTCACTGTAGTCACAGTCTATAACAGAACCGATAGCAAATTCATATGGTATGTTTTTTAACCCGTAGTGATCTGCCCAGGCTTGGAACTTGTCGCTGGAATATATTTTTTGTCTATTATCGTTGGTATCAATAATGAGATTACCGTGCGAACCTTCTCGTCCTGTGCAGTCTTCGTTGGTAGGATCATCGTTCTCTAGAAAATTTTGTAGATAGCTTTTACCAGTGATAGAGTTATCTAATAATACCAATGGTTGATTGCATTCAAGATATTGCAGATATTTGTAATTTTCTTGTTGTTCATCATGAGAAAATTGGCACCAGGTGTCGTGATTAGCTATATTATTCTGTGATATAATAATTATAGAATTCAACGGCAGAGTATCTAATATTTTTCTGTTCTCCGGGTCTGTAAAACTTTCGAGAAAATGCACTGATGCATTGATCTGTTCAATGCAGTTTTTAAAATGTTGACGATTTTCTACCGTAGTGTAAAAATTACTGTCAATGGGATTTGGCTTATGAATACGTTTATCATTGAATTTATGATCCCATATAGCATTTGTGGTAAAAAATCTGTGCAGTAGATTAAGTCGACTTTGTTGATAATCAAACATCGCTGGCAATTCTATATTTGAAATGTATCCCAGATCTTTGAGATTGTTAAGACTCCGATGTATTTTTTCCCATTCTTCAGCAATCTGGTTTTCATATCGATTTTTACGTTTCTTAAAATAGTTTATGTGATTATAATTATCATTGAAATTTATTGGAACTGATTTATTGTTATTTTTAAGTGAATAAAAAGAAAACCACTTGCGAGCTGCAGAATTATCAAACAATTTGATAGTCAAGCAACTGTCGTGAGAAAATTGTAATTTTATAAGCATTCGATATTTATTCTATATAGCGGTGCCAGAGAGGCCTAATGGCGCAGTCTGCAAAACTGTTGTTCGTGGGTTCGAATCCCACCCGCTATTCCAAACAACGCCCCGGTAGACAAATTGGCAAAGTCGTCTCTCTCAAAAAGAGAAATTTAAATGCGGGTTCAACTCCCGCCCGGGGTACCAATTATGGAAGTATGGCTGAGCATGGTTTAAGGCAGCAGTCTTGAAAACTGAAGTTCCGAAAGGGGCCGTGGGTTCGAATCCTACTACTTCCGCCAAATTGCCCGGATAGTTAAATGGTATAACGGTCGCTTGATAAGCGATTATTACAAGTTCGATTCTTGTTCTGGGCACCACTTATAAGGAGAAAACAAAATGGGGCGGTTGCAGTTTTACTCATGCTGGTAGTATTGATATATTTTATCGACAAAAATTTAAAATAGGAGATCCTGTTATGGACAGTGACAAATGTCATAAACAGTTGGGGGTATAACTTAATGGTAAAGTAACTGGCTTTTAACCAGTAAATCAGAGTTCGATTCTCTGTGCCCCTACCATATAAAAACATACTTGATTCTAGACGTAGTCTAGATAGTAAGGACAGAACACCATCCGTTCAATGAGAAAGTTCCAAGTGTGTTTCTATATGGTAATATAGCATAGTGGCTAATGCAGTTGCTTCATACGCAGCCTATCGTTGGTTCGAGTCCAACTATTACCACCAAATTGTTGGGGGTTAGTTAAATGGTATAACTACGGATTTTGATTCCGTCATTAAAGGTTCGATTCCTTTACCCTCTGCCAATCAATCGGTCCGTAGCTCAGTGGAAGAGTTCTGGTCTTCGAAACCAGCTGTCGGGAGTTCGAATCTCTCCGGACCGGCCAAACAATGGTGTTAGTAGTGTAATGGCTGCACGGCTGTCTGTGAAACAGTAAGGCAGGGTTCGATTCCCGCTTTCACCCCAAACATGGCTTTACTCGTTTAACATAGTTGATGCTGTAAAGTTTTTCTTTTGCCTCTGTAGTTTAATGGTAAAACGGCGGATTTATATCCCGTAAGCAACAGATAATTGGTTCATCTGGGTTCGACTCCCGGCGGAGGCACCAATGCTACTTTAGCTGATGTGGTCATAGCGGCGGTCTGAAGAACCGTTGAACTAGGTTCGATTCCTAGAGGTAGCACCAATATAAATGCGAGAGTGGTGGAATGGTATACACAGCAGACTTAAAATCTGCCGCCGCAAGGCATACGGGTTCGAGTCCCGTTTCTCGCACCATACCGCTTTAGTATAATGGATAATACAAAGAGCTTCTACCTCTTGAATATGGGTTCGATTCCTGTAGGCGGTGCCAGATAAAGGTTGACAGTATGCAACAACGATGTTACAATATAACATACTGAGAAATTAGTTAAACGTTCATTAAAAATTAAATGTAAATTTTTTGCCCTGGTGGTGGAATTGGTAGACACGCTGGTCTTAGAAGCCAGTGCGCAAGCGTGACGGTTCGAGTCCGTCCTAGGGCACCATTAAAAAATAGCATTAGCGGGTATCGTTTGTGGACGCACAATCTCATGAGGAATAGGGCCATCTTACTCCTCTGACATAACCGTGGACAATGGCTTATGAGGAGAATCGAACTCCACTCAGAAATTTGTCTCATCCTATAAGGTGTAATGTTATTTTTTAATGGTCAGGGTCGTTAGCTCAGTTGGTAGAGCGTCTGCCTTACACGCAGAATGTCGGCAGTTCGAGACTGTCACGACCCACCAAGTAATACGGAGCATTGGCCGACCGGTTAAGGCAACAGATTGCTAATCTGTCATTCAGCAATGGGTGAGTAGGTTCGATTCCTACATGCTCCGCCAGAACGTTCCGGGTGTCTCCGGATAGTGTGACCCACACGATGAGAAGTAGCGTGACAGCTACGGGTGGTAGTCTTCGAACCGAAAGGCCGCTAGCAATGCGAGAACGGTCCCTGTCGGGGAGCGGGTGGAGGTCGTGTGTGATGGTATTGGGGGTTCCCGGTGCCTGATGCGATATAATTACCGCCGGGGGATGCAGAGCAACCAGATTTTAAAAAAGGAAAAATGATGAAACCAGGTCCAAATTATAGAATGAGTTCAATGACTAAAGCAAGTCTAGCACTGAGTGGAGTTTTAGATCCGCACAAGCGAGGTGCATGGAAACGTGCAATGATCGATGCTGAGCTATGTGCAGCTGTTCAGCCCAAGAGAGAAAAGAGACCTGCTGGTCCAGGTGGATACACTAAGAATCCCACTGGCACAGCATCAACTAGGGATTAATCGGGGGATTGGTATAGCTGGGAACACGGTAGCTTTGCAAGCTTCAGTCGGGAGTTCGATCCTCCCATCCTCCACCAAGATAAGTAGTAGTAGGCCCTTTTAGTTAAATGGTATAACAGTTGATTTGTAATCATCAATTGGCAGTTCGATTCTGTCAAGGGGCACCAAAACATGTTGACACACACTTAAAAGAATGTTATAATAGTTTTGTTGGAACAGAAATGTTTCAACCGGTGAAGTGAAGGGTAGACGAGAATAGACACAAAGGCGTGAGCTTCATGCTTACTCCAAACTTACAATCCAACTTGAAATTGGAACGTGTTTATGTGATCCGATTCCTAATAGAATGTCATTTGTTAATCGGAAATATATAGACCTCTGTGTATTGTATATTGCACATTGTCAACGAAGAATACAAATCTTCATTGTCTATTGTCCGGTCTATTACTTGACCTTTCATGGACCCGTCATTGTTGTTTGAAAAAGGAAGAAAAATGAATATCACACTGAGAAAAGCAAATGCTGTGCAGAACAGCATCAATGATACCATCAAAAGTATCAAAGTAGATTTCACTATTGAACTCAATGAGTTTCAAGACGTAGAAGCTGCTATCACCAAGGCCAATTCTGAATTGGTTACCAACGATGGTCGCAGACAAAAGTTAACCATGGCTATGTACAACATCCGTGCATTGATTGGAACAGCCAACGCAGCCAGTGGTATTAACACAGCATTAGCCAAGGCAGCGTTCATTGACAAGCGCATCGGTCAGCTAGAAGAACTGGCTAAAGCCACAGAGATTACTTCTTTGGAAGTGATTAAAGGCAAGCTGGAAAAGATCAAGAACGACAAGGGCGAAAACACTCGTCGCAGTCTTTACGGCTATAGTGATACTGTGAGCACCAGCGTTCTCAGCAAAGAACAAATTGCACAGGCCAAAGCAGAAGTGCTTAACCTAAAGAAGCAAAAACAACAGCTCAACGATGAAGTGCTTGAGTTGAACATCCGCACAGAGATTCCTCTGGCAGACGATGTAGTAGCAACACTACAGGCAGAAGGCTTGATCTAACAGACCCCGGTTTGATTGTTTCCGTTAGTAAACAATCCGTCCCTGTAACGATAGACCAGGGGGTACACTAGGACCTGACCTTACAGCCCCTGTTGGGGGATACTGAAAACTACCTAGGGGCGGGAACGAAACCCGTCCAGATGAAAAAATTAGTGGACAGAGTAACAGCTCAGTCTAGGGCCTATGTGGTGTAGGTAGCTAGACACTTTATAAAAGCTCTTTGAAGTTTAACTACACTGGATCACACGAGTTAGGTGCTAAGTCGACTAACCACCGAAAGTGCCAGGAAGATACGGAGTTAAACAGTTTGGTTCGATTCCAACAGAGAGCCTCTATAAAGTTTATCGCGGGATAGAGAAACGGTAACTCAAGAGTCTCATAAGCTCTAGATCCTGGTTCGATTCCAGGTCCCGCAACCATTTTTTTACAAAGGCAAAAAATGAAATTATCTGATAGTCGTGGACCTACCGTAGATACACAACAATGTGTAGAACAAGCGGGAGGCAACAGATTTGATCTTGTGCTAATCGCTACAGTAAGAGCCAGAGAATTGTCTCGTAGACACAAAACAGCAGGGCTGACTACTCAAATCAACTCTCCGGTGAGTGCTCTATTAGATGTCCAAGAAGGCAAGATAGGTCGAGAATATCTTAAAAAAGTAGAATAAATTCGGAGTGTGGCGCAGTCTGGTAGCGCACCTGGTTTGGGACCAGGGGGTCCAAGGTTCGAATCCTTGTACTCCGACCAAAGTTAGTTGATAAGTAAAGACAATGCGGGATTAGTTTAATGGCAAAACAGCAGATTTCCAATCTTCGGTCGAGAGTTCGATTCTCTCATCCCGCTCCAAGGATACCATGCAGGTAGTAGATCAAACAGAGCTTGTTCGCAAATTTAATTTTAGCAGTGTAATCACTGCTGAAGATGACGCTATGGCCTGCAAAATTATCAAGAACATTATTGCCGACGGCAATTATTTTACAAACAGTCCCAAGTTTCAAACCAAAGAAAATATTTTTTCCAGACCAGAACCCGTATGGCTGAAATACAGAATGAGTTTTATGTTCTCTGTGTTCATGTATCTAGGTCG